CCCGGTGTGAATATTGTATATTGTGTCAATTATTTAATTTATAGATAATTGTATTTTAAGATTGCTTAGTTTGCACAACATTTGCACAACTTAATTTTCTGATATGCAAAATCTTTATCTTTCTCTTGTATTTTCAAATATAGGATTGATATAAAGATATACTTTTTCTATTATGAATATTTAACTTTTTCTTATTTATATACTATTACAATCCGCTTTTTTAAGGAATAAATATTTGTCAGTTACATATATCCTATTTATACTTAACGTATTATATACTATTTGTAATTAAAATTTTAATTAATATATTAATTAATTCCCTGATTAATGTATTAACTAACTTGTTTATATTCAGTATTATAATTGATATTTATATCTCTTATTTCATGATTAGTGTATTATCTTTGTTATGTTCTATGATAACCTAACACCTTATTATTATGTATATAACAAAGGAATTTTCTTCTATTGCAGAAATAAAGAATATACGCGAACAAAAGTCAAGGCTATCTGAAAGAGAGGCTGAATTAGTAAGTCCAATACTGACTAATCTTGAGTCTATTCCCTATATATACGAGTTGTTTAAAAATATAGTACGCACTATGAATATTCCGTCTCGTGAAAAAATAATTCAGAGAAAGGAATTTTTGTTTATCATACTTTTTTTGTTTGTCCCAAGTGTATTAGCGGGTGGGCGTATACCTAATGGGGTTAGGAAATCTCTTGAACATGTATTTCCAAAGGTAAAGCCTTGTACTATATCAAACAACATTGCTGATGTCTTTTTTTTGTATCAGCAATACAAATACTTCAGAAGCGACATTAATATTATTTATAAAGAAATGCTTAAACGATTGGAAGAGGGCGATACTCTAGATGAATTAAAGCGCCTTACATTCAAATAACAAACCTTTTTCAGATTGTTTGTTATCGGCAAGACATTTGCTTTTCTCATTTTACACAATGGTCTATCTTTGAAAATATATAAAGAAGAATAATAGGATGAGACTTTCAATTAAGCAAGAAAATTTTTGTAATTATTACCTCGAAAGCGGCAATGCTTCCGATGCTTATCGTCGTGCTTATTCATGCAAAGGGAAATCAGATAATACGATTTGGGTAGAGGCGTCCAGATTAGCTAATAACCCTAAGGTTGCCCTAAGGATAAGTGAGTTGAGTTCTGAAATGCGGCGCCGGTCAGATATTACAAAAGATGAAGCGGTAGGAATTTTGGCAGATATTGCAAGGGCGAATATTGTAGACGCCCTTGAAATCAAGTCTAATGAGATGTTTACTACCATAGTGGTAAAGGATGTATCCGCCTTGCCTATCGGCATTCAAAGAGCTATTCTTTCCGTAAAGAGTACAGATAAAGGTTATGAATTGAAATTGTATAATAAGATTGATGCAATAGAGAAATTGGCAAAATTGCTGGGTTGGGATGCAACTGAACAGAAAGATATTGAAAAAGAAGATAAAAATGATTCTATAACAATTCAGATAATAGACAAAAGGGGGGACGTTGTAGATGCTGATACAAACGACTAAAATATATGCTACGGTTGATAGTGCGATAAAATCAGGATACAAGGTTGTATCTGCACAAGGAAGCTCAAGAAGCTCAAAAACGTATAATATATTGATATATCTTTTAGTATATATACTCCAACATCCTAAAACCTCTCTTTCTGTTGTGCGCAAGACGCTACCGTCGTTAAAGGGGTCTGTATTTCGGGATTTTAAGGAGATAATGCAAGACAAATTCCGAATGTGGGATAACCGCTGCATGAATAAATCTGATATGGTATACACGTTTCCTAATGGTTCGTTCTGTGAATTTTTCTCAACTGACGATGAGCAAAAGATACGAGGAAGAAAACGTAATATTCTGTATTGTAACGAAGGCAATGAAATATCCTTCCTCGAATGGCAACAACTGGTGATGCGTACTACTGATTTTTCAGTTATAGATTATAATCCATCTTTTTCAGATGAGCATTGGTTATGTGATTTGAATAAAGATTCGCGGACTTTTCATTTTATCTCTACTTATAAGGACAATCCTTTTTTGGAGCAAACTATTATAGATGAGATAGAGTCTCTCCAGCATAAGAATAAAGTGCTATGGACTGTGTACGGTTTGGGATTGCAAGCTATGGCAGAAGGACTTGTATTCCCGGATTTTGAAATAGTGGATGAATTTCCTACTTACGCTAAACATGTTGGGGCTGGATTGGATTTTGGATATAGCGCTGACCCTACAGCGGTGGTAAGATGTGGTATAGTAGACGATTGCATGTATCTTGATGAATTGTGTTATCAAACCCACATGTTAACAAGTGAAATAATAGATGTGTTGAAGCCATTAGGGTTATTTGTATATGCAGATAGTGCAGATCCGAGACTTATTCAAGAAATTTCTAATGCAGGTATTGTGATTTATCCAGCGGATAAGTACAAAGGTTCAGTCATGGGCGGTCTGTTTAAGATGATGGAATATAGGCTTTGCGTGACTAAGCGTTCTGTTAATCTCATTAAGGAACTGAAAAATTATGTATATGAACAAAACAAGGATGGCAAGTTTATAAACGCACCTATTGATGCTTATAACCATTTGATTGACGCTGCCCGTTACTGGACAATTGGCAAGATAATGGGAAAGATTTTACTTTCTAAGCAATATGATAAAGATGATTTAGGACTATACTAAAATTGATGATATGAATTTTATAGAAGCAATATTCAATGTTATCCGTAACAAGACCCTAAACGCTGTAGGGGTTGAACGAGATTTGATGAAACTTATTCAAAATAAAGATATTTCCCGTGTACAATCTGTTATGCAAAATCGTGATACGTACGTATCTGATGCCATAAAGGAATATACTCCAGAACTTCATGATGTAATGAAGCGTCCCGATAAGCCGAGAAAGAACAGACAGCCCTATAAAGTTGAAAAACTTCCCCGACGTAGACAAGTGTACATAAATGAGGTGGAGTTGTTCTTTTTGTTGGGAAATCCTATATCATGGAAGCCTTCTTTGGACATAGAGGGTAAGGATGAAGCTTTTGATGCTTATATGCAGTTTTTAAAAGATACAAGATTTAATACTACCATGCGGCAAGCTAAAAGATTGGCGGGGGCTGAAACCGAAAGTGCTAAAGTGTATCATATTTATAATGATGGTGGAAAGCCCGCCGTAAAGGTGCTCGTTATATCCAAATCAAAAGGATATACCCTGAGACCTTTGTTTGACCAATATGAAAACATGATAGCTTTTGGTTATGGTTACTTCTTGAAAGAGGGAGATAGGACAATAGAACATTTTGATATACAAACTCCAAATTTTATATTTCGATGTAAGCGGGCTAATATCGGATGGAATGTAACTCCAGTTGAAAACCCTACCGGGAAAATCAATGTGATTTATTATCGCCAAGATAAAGCCTGGGCGGGCACTGAAAGAAGATGCGACCGGGAGGAAATGATTGATTCTAAAGCAGCTGATACAAATAATTATTTTGCAGACCCTAAGATAAAGGCTACTACAGATGTTATTAAATCTTTGGCTGATCCTGATACTGTAGGTCAGGTTATACAACTGACAGATAAAGATAATAGCCTGATTGATTATATGACTCCACCAGAATATTCTTCCATGAAAGAGAGCGAAAAGGCGGATTTGAATTCTTCGATTCTTTTCGATTCGTTTACTCCTGATTTTTCTTTTGAAAACATGAAAGGGCTTGGCACTTTATCCGGAGAGGCATTGAAACGGGCTATGATATTGGGCTTCATTAAGAGGGATAATTTAAAGGAAATATATGATATATTGGTTGATAGAGAAAAAAATCTTATTCTTGCCATTATGAAAAATGTTACCCATATCCAACTTAGAGAAAAATTAGAAAAATTGAATATAGAACATGAATTTTCTGAGCCGTTTAATGAGGATGTTCAAGGGAAGTGGGCAGCAGTAGGGAAGGCTTATCAGGATGGAATTATTTCACTTGAGCAAGCTGTTAATATGCTTGCGGTTGCAGATAATCGCCAGGAAGAAATACAACGAATATTAAATGAGCGTCAAGCTGTGAATAACCAGAAAGGGGAATAATATTCCCTTTTTTCGTATAATAACAAACCTTTTATCAATTGTTTGTTCTATATATTTGATTTTTTAGGCAAAAAGCAGGTATGGCGATACCTTTACAAGAAAATATCGGTTATGAATATAAAAGTAGATGCTTCCGGTTTAGATGAATTTATAGAAGAAATAGAGAACGAAGTCTCTACTGCTATGATTAATGCTGCTCATAGCGCTGTTGATACTCAAAAGACTTCTAATATAAGTAATAAAAAAACATATCAAAATCATACATGGAACTTGCGGAATGCTCCGGGAGCTGTCGTCTTTCGGAATGGGAAGATTGTCGATATGTATGTACCGGCTGACGGTGCCCATGGAGAAGCGAAAGAGCAGACGGAAAGTATGTTGATTTACGGCAATCATCCCCAAGACGGTGTAGTATTTGCTGATGGGATGCATTATGCGAGCTTCGTAAGCGCAAAAGGTTTTGATGTTGACGATAGTGCACGAATTAAACTATCAGAAGAATTAAGTAAAGTGTTCATGAAAAAATAATTGGTTATGGCTGGGTTAAAATTTAGCGCAGATATTGAATTAGATAAGATTGTTAAGTTGCGCACAGAAATAAAGGGGCTTAAGGCTGATATGATGGCTTTGGCAGGTAAGCCAAATAGTGGAAATACCATGAAGAGTCTCGAAAGGCAGTTAGACAAGGCTACGAAAGAACTTGATAAGTACATGAAGAAGTACGCATTGATGAAGAAAGCCTATGAAGAAATTTTAAAATCTGACAATACCGTTAAGGCAGTGCATGAAGAAACTCAGGCCTTACAATCCACAAATAAATGGATTGTCGCAAATACGCAAGCTGTAAAAGAAGCTGATGCTGAAATAAAAAAATTGAAGTCTGACTTTGCGGCTCTCAATGATACAGAAAAGGTGGGCGACAAAGGATATAACATATTGCGTCAAGTAGAACAACAAGTAGCCGTACGGAAGAGGGAAGAAGAAGCAGTTCGGGCAAATATAAAAGCCCAAAAAGAACAAATCATACAGAATAACTCAGAAGAAGGAAGTATAACTCAATTGCGTAAGCAGTTGTCACTTATGCTTAATCTCTATGATAATATGGGGAGAATAAAGCGTTCCGGCAATTCGGGCAAAGAACTTCTTGCTCAAATTAAAGTTATCCAAACAGAATTAAACGAGGCTGAACAAGCATCCGGTCGTTTTCAAAGAAATGTCGGCAACTATTCTTCTGCATTTAATGGACTTGGTATGTCAATCCAGCAGATAGCAAGAGAACTTCCCGCCGCAACGATGGGTGTCAATATGTTTTTCTTGGCAATCAGTAACAATCTTCCGACTTTCTTTGATGAAGTCCAAAAGGCAAGAAAAGAATATGCAGCATATATCGAAGAGCTAAAAAAAGGCAATACAGAAGTCCAGAAAGTTGCTCCCGTTTGGAAACAGATAATTTCCGGTGTGTTTTCATTGAATACCGCTTTGGTTGTAGGTATAACTTTGCTCACTGCTTATGGGAAAGAGATATTCAATTATCTTGATGGATTGATTAATACTAAAAGGGCTACGCTGGATTTACTGTCTGCGGAGCAGGAAATGGCTTTAGCGCGTAGAGAAGCTATAAAGAATTCTGTTAACGAAAGAGTTGAGTTAGATATTTTGTACAGCAAATTAAAGAATATTTCTTTATCAGAAAGGGAGAGGACTGCGGCAGTTAATGAATGGATAAGTAAATTCCCTCAATATTCTAATATTCTTGAAGGAGAAAAAGTAAATTTAGGGAATCTTGAATCTGCTTATAGAACACTCAGTAATGAGATTTATAAAAACGCTGTTGCAAGAAGTTATGTAGATAAATTGGCTGATATTTCTATAAAAAAAGATAAGGAAGAGATTAAACGTCTTAACCAAAAATTAACAGTGGCAAAAGCTGAAGAACGGTTAAGAAAGCAGGAAGAAGAATTTAATAAGCAAGAAAAGGAAGGTTTTGGAACTGCAACAGCTAAAATAGATGCACGAAGAAAAGTAGAGAATGCACGTCGGGATTTGGAGAAACAAAAGGGAATATATAATGATATTCTTACAAACTTACAAACTTATGAAAATAACTTCCTAGATATTTCAAACCATATAAATACACTTAACCTTTTCCCTCAGCCCAAAGAGGGTACTTATGACTATTGGCAACAACAAGTAAGAAATGCCGATAGTGCCTTAAAGCAAATCAAAGATACTTATCTTGAAGTGTTAAAGACAGGAAGTACACAAGGCATTCCTAAAGATGTTGTCAAACAATATAATTCTTTGATAAAACAAAAGAGAGAGGCGGAAAATAAATTAAAAATATATGATGACAAAGGCGCTGGTAGTAGAAATATCAACGCATTAACATCCCAACAAGATAAGATATTAGGACTTGAAAGCAAGTACGCATTGGAACGTAGGCGAAAAGCTGAGGATTTGGAGTATCAGATTGCGCAGGCTCGTATTAGCGCCATGGCTGATGGTTATCAAAAGGTCAAGGCACAGCGTGATTTGGATAACAAGAAAGAAATTCAAGATTTGCAACGGCAGAAAGAAAATGCTATTCGTGCGGAAATAGAGGCTCAAAAAAAGGTTTTTGATGAGCAGGAGAAATTGAAGGCTAAACAGAACAAAGGATATAAAACAAAAACCTTTGACGCTTCCGCAGTAGATACTTCTAATATAAGTTCTGCTTTTGATTCTATCATCGGATATGTAAGTAACAGGCAAAAGGATGATTTAATGAGAGAGCAGGAAAGCGCATGGAATGAATATCTCATAAAATATGGTGATTATCAAAAGAAAAAAGAAGCTATAACCAAAGAATATGCAGCAAAAATAGATAGTTCTCTAACGAAAGGAGAAAGAGAATCTTTGAAAAAAGACCTTGAAGCTCAATTGAGAGAACTAGATTTTTCCGAATTTAAAAAATCAATTGATTTTGCTGATGTGTTTGGAGATTTAGATATGCAGACAACTGATGCTTTAAAATCTCTCCGTGATAAACTAAAAGATTACATTAATGCTGCTGCAAAAGATTTGCGACCAGAAGATTTAAAGGAACTACAAGATGCCTTGAAAAATATTGACTTTAAAATAGCTAAGCGTTCTCCTTTTAAAGAGCTTTATTCCGGTTTGTCTGAATACAATACAGCGCAAAATGCTGTTAAAAAAGCCCAAAACGAGTTGAACTTAGTTATGTCTGGAGGAGAAGTGAAAACAGGAGTGTACCAAGATGAAACCGGTAAACTTGTAAAAAAATTACTTTCACAAGAAGAAGCAGAAAAAAAACTCTCTAAAGCTCAATCTGATAGGCAAGGTGTTCTAGCTAAATTAACAAAGGCTGCAAATACAATAGGCTCTCAAGGTATGGAAATTGTCAATGCTGGAAACCAAATAGTGGACATGCTTGGGAATTTTGGTGTTGCAGTACCTGAAGCTGTAGCTGAAACGTTGAACGGCATTGGGCAGACTATGAATGCTCTTGAAAGTATTGATTTAACCAAGCCGTTCTCCGCCATAACTGGAAGTGTTGGAGTCTTAACCGGAATTGGGAATACAATAGCTGGATTGTTGGGATTCGGTGGCGCTGACTACTCCGGCTATGAAAAGATGAAAGCTCAATATGAAAATCTCATATCTATTTGGGATGAGCTTATAACCAAGAAGATGGATTATATTGACATCGACTATGGAACGGAGGCGATAAAAGCGGCAGAAGAAGCCGAACAGCTTGTAAATATCCAGATAAGCAGGCAAAGGCAACTAATCAAGCAGCTTGCATCCAGCGGGGCAAGTGTCGGCTCCCACTCATTGGGATACCGTATAAATGACAGATTGTCCAAAGAAGACTATCAACGAATTTCAGGTTTAGTCGGGCAAAAGATTACAGCGGAATATCAGTTGTGGGATTTGTCTTCCGAACAGATAGAAAAGATACTTTCCGATGAAAAACTGGTTTCTGTACTTGATACCGTCAACAAGGATTTTGTTACTTATTTGCAGAATATTGTAGATTATGGAGAACAACTTACCGAGATTGCACAAAAAGAAAAAGAGGCTATTACTGGGATAGGTTTTGATGAGTTTAAAAGTGGTTATGCAGATTTACTTTCTGATTTGGATAGTACCAACGAGGATTTTGCCGATAATTTCGAGCAACATCTTCAAAAAGCCATATTTCAGTCTCTTCTTGCAAATAAATATAAAGAACAAATTCAAAGACTATATGATTCATGGGCTGAGTATGGAAAAGATGGGATAACTTCTGACGAGGCACAAGCACTTCGTAATATGCAACAGAATCTTACAAATAGCCTGCTTGCGGAACGTGATAAACTGATGCAAGATTTTGGCTGGCAATCAGATTCCGCCCGTGAAGCTTCACAGAAGGGAATTGCTACGGCTTCGCAAGATTCGGTAGACGAGAACAACGGTCGGTTGGCTGTTATGCAAGGGCATACATACTCCATCAATGAAAATGCCAACCGTATGGCCAATGGCATTGACAGCCTTTTGAACTATGCCTCTTCCGGACTCTCATTAACTACGGATATAGAAAGGACGGCTAAAGCAATTGAAAGCCAAAGTAGGGATGCTCTTAACCACTTGGCAAACATTGATAGCTATACGTCTAATCTTGTAGAAATGAGGGAATACATGTATGCCGTGAAAAACGGTATTGACACATTAAACACTAAAGGGTTAACACTTAAACGATGAAAGGACAACTTTATATAGACAATAAGAACATCTTTACTGAATTGGGTGTCGCCACTATGCAGGGTAATTACGGTGAATTGGTAGCGTTTTCACCCTCTAAAACCCCGGACAGCAACGATTGGCCGGAAGAGGATGGAAAAGAGTTCGACCTTTCGGAAATGCATCTTGACACGAAAGACGTCACGCTTGAGTTCGGCTTCTTCTCGGAGTGGAAGTATGATGATTTCGTAGCCCTGTTGTCTGATATGGGCTACCATGATTTCAACTTTCCGCAGTTGGGACGTACATTTAGATTGAGGTTATCCTCGCAGAACAGTTTTGAGATGTATAGTAACACCGAACGCTCTAAGTTCACTTTTGCCAATGATTTCCCGCGCCCGTATGGCTATATCTATCAGGAACCGATGAATAGCATCCTGCTGCCGAAAGGCTACGAGCTGGATAATATGGACTTGTCCGCTTATGGTGTGCTCGTTCTCAAAGGCAGTGATTCGGAAATACTCAAAATCCCGGCTGTAAAGAAAAATCTCTTGCAAAACTTCAATTATCGGGACGGTGCTGTCTATGATGGTGAATATGTGAAGTTTCAAACGAAAGATGTGAACCTTAAATGTTTAATGCGTGCACCGGACTTCGATACGTTTTGGAGGAACCGTGACGCTCTTTTGTATGACCTCACTAGGCTATCCACCAAGACCGATGCCGAAGGATACGAGTATAAAGACGCGGAGCGCATGTTTTATGTTGACGAATGGAATGAAAACTATCCATGTTATTACAAAAGCTGCAAAACTGACAGCTTTAATCCTATTGATGGTATATGGTGGGCGTTTACTCTAACTCTTGTATTTACCAGCTTTCGACTTGGAAATACCGAATATTTGCTTGCTTCGGAAGCAGGGGAGCTTATAGTAACCGAAGATGAAAAATATTTTATTGATTTAGGAGATTAGAATATGATTACTTTACATAACGGCAATGAAACAATCGAGCTTCTGACGGATGATAATAGTTATTCCTATGAAGCTGTAATGGGCGAAGATGCACTTACACTGTATTTCTCTTATCCGGGCTATCTGAATGTCCCTGTAGGTTCATGGTGTGAGTTCTACGGCAAGCGTTATTCCTTGAAGAAAGACAGCAATTTCAAGAAGAACGGAGAAAGGAACTACGACTATACGCTTATCCTTGAAACCTCGAAAGCCGATACGGAACTTTGGAAGATACGCAATACGGTAGACAACCGTATCAAGTTCCCTTATACCGCCAAACCTAAAGAACACCTCAAACTAATTGTCGATAATCTGAACAGGCGTTCTTCGGGCTGGGTAATCGGTGATTGCATAGATGGTACGGAGAAGCTGATTAACTACAACCATACCTATTGCTTGGACGGTTTAAGCCAACTGGCAGAAATTTATGAAACAGAATATCAGATTACAGAAGCCGTTATAGAGGGTGCGCATACAAAGACTGTACACCTAAAGAAAGTCGAATACAACAAGGATAATCCCCTTACTCTTTCTTATGGTAAAGGGCATGGCTTTAAAACAGGTGTAGGACGGGAAAGCGGTGACATTCCGCCTGAAATTATCCTTGTAGAAACGACTGATAGAAACATAGATTATTCTAAATACGGTGCGAAAGAATTGCTGATGCCCAAATCACAGACCATTCGTTATGACGGTACGCACTTCGATGGAGAGGACGGTTTCAACGTTGCTATCTCCCGAACTTATAAGACTGACGAATACGGTACGGCCGTTATGCGTGCCGACCATGAGCTAACCACTGCCAAAGAGGATAGCCTGGATTGCACAGAGATTTACCCGTCACGCGTGGGAAAGGTTAGTGAGGTTAGAACAGTAGATACGAAGAAGCATTTCTATGATTTTTACGATAATGATATTCCCGATAACCTCAATTTTAAGGATTGTCTTATCGAGGGTGAGAAGATGACTGTTATCTTTCAGTCCGGCATGCTTTCCGGTAAAGAATTTGAAGTGAGGTACACCCATGTAGGGCGTAAATTCGAGATAATCCCGCAGGAGATAGACGGTATCACCATGCCGGACGGTGGCGTATGGATGCCGGAAGTTGGCGACAAATACGCAGTGTTCGGTATCCAGTTGCCCGAAGCCTATATCAGTGACAATGCTACAAGAACGGGCGCATCATGGGATGTGTTCCGGGAAGCCGTCAAGTATCTCTACGAACATGAAAACAAGATGTTCACTTTTACTGGTACATTGGATGGCATTTGGGCAAAGAAACGCTGGTTACAGATTGGCGGTAAAATCGTATTAGGCGGTTTCGTGAACTTTACGGACAATCAGTTCCATCCCGAAGGCTCTCTTATCCGTATGGTAGGTATCAAACGGTTTGTAAATAACCCGTACAGCCCCGAAATAGAACTGTCCAACACTCCGGTAGGTACATCCGTTGCCAGTGAACTTAATAAGATAGAAACGAACGAGGTGCAGGTTGAGGAGAACCACAAGAAGGCACTTCAATTCACCAAGCGTTACTATCGTGATGCAAAGGAAACGATGGAAATGCTTGCCGACAGCCTGCTTAACTTCTCCGGTGCAATCAATCCGATAACGGTTGCCACGATGCAGATGCTCGTTGGTGATGAAAGCCTCCAGTTCCGTTTCGTGAACTCCAAGACCGACCCGGTGGTAGTCAACCATGATATTAGTTATAATCTGAGTACAAAGGTTCTGAATGTTCCGGCAGGTATCATCCAGCACATGACATTAGGGATTAAGACCTTATCCAATGCTCATGCAGCCGGTGATTACAAGTATTGGGATATGGCGGAATACAATTCCCCCTCACTTGTCAATCCGGAAAAGAAATTCTATTTATATGCCAAGTGTAGTAAGGATAACCAATCAGGGATATTCCTTTTGAGTGAAACTGCTATTGCGTTGGAACAGATAGACGGATATTATCATCTGCTTGTCGGTATCCTTAACAGTGAGAATAACGAGGAGAGAAGCTTTGCCACTTTGTACGGATTTACGGAGATATTGCCCGGACGAATAACTACGGATAAGATAGTTTCTTCTGACGGTAAGACTTATTTTGATTTGGTAACGAATGAGATAGCCGGACGTATCAGGTTTTTGAATGGTCTTATTTCAGGTTTGGTCGGTATCGGTAATGGTGATGGCATCAATGCCGGTATGTCCGGTGAGGGAAATTCCGGTTCTGATGTACGTATATGGGCTGGAGCCAATGAAACAAATAGGGGAGAAGCTCCTTTCAGGGTACTTCATAGCGGAAAAATGATAGGTACTGATGTGGATTTATCAGGTAAAGTAAACGCAAAAGAAGGTGCTGTAGGAGAATTTAAAATCTCATCAAGTTTGACGGCTGAAAGTGGTAATGATGAAATGCTGCTTTCATCTTCACTGATACGTTTCACAAATCAATATGTGTCAACATTTATCGGTGCTGATACCGTTCCAGCTTCATCCGGCGGGGCTATCATATCCCCGATAAGAATAAATGTAAGTCGCAACATGTCTTCCTATTCGGCAGGTATAAATACGTGTTTTCATTTATCAGTAGATGGGGCAAAGAATTATGATGATTTTGTAGAAACGGGAAATCATGCCTTGTTTATACCTAAGGGTGATATTTGTGGATTCAGATTAAGAACAAGAAGAATCGGCAGTAGCGAAACCTTATCGTTAATGGATAGTATTGTAATTGCTATATCCAAAGGCATTACAATGAATCTTCCGAGCGACGCAGAGGACGGGCAAATCTATTTTATAAGAAACCATTCAAACGGTGACGTCTATGTGTATGGCCGGATAAGCCCGCTGGGGTATCCTACATCGGGAACGACAAAAGTTCATATAACAGGGGGCTGGCTGGCTATTTTCATCTATGACAAAGTTAACAATATATGGACAGGCAATAGATTACAGGGTTGGTAGAATACTATGAAGTATCTAAAGGAGAAACCTGCAAATAACAAACCTTTTGTCAATTGTTCGTTTTAGAGCCTTTATAAATTTCTCCCATCTTTTACTAATATCTACTTTTATCCTGAATTTAAAATAATTAAGTATGAAAGAAAAAATATTCAATCAGCTTAAACAGGATTTTTCAAAGCTGGGTTTGTCTGATGATATTCTTCAATCAGTAGCATCATCGCTTGACGCTATGGGATTAATAACCGATGATAACCTTGCAACTATAGTAAAGGGGCAAGAATCAATGCTGAAATCTTACCAAAGTAATTTTGATAGGCTGCGTACAGAAGGTGCAGCCTACAAGAAGGAATTGGAAGAACTGAAAGCAAAAGGTGATGGGGGCGACCAACAGCAACCAACCAATGAGGAACCAGAGTGGTTTACAAGGTACAAGCAAGAGCAGGAAGATAAAATCAGTAAACTTATGACTGAAAATCAAAATGCAAAAGCAGAACAAGCGCGTGCCGCAAGAAACAATCTGATTCTTTCAAAAGCAAAAGAACTCAAAATCTCGAAAGAGAGAATAGAAGAAGGATTTGCTATCTCCGATGATATGGACGAGGTGGCGATTACAGACTATCTTTCTAAAGTGAGACAGAATGAGGTCGCAAAAGGCTTGGAGGATAAAAGTTCGGCATTCTCCTTGTCTACACCTAAAGACCAGGGCAAAGAACTGGCTAAAGAATGGGCTGAAAAATTGCCGGACGCTAATTAAAAAATAAAGTTATGGCTATTACATTTGAAAAAGAAAAGGTCAAAGGGAATTTCCCCGTTTTTTGGAGAGGTGAGTGCGGCGTTCTTCCAGGAGACTTCAAACTTACAACAGATTTGCCGGAAGGCACTTTTGTTAAAAAAGGCACTCCTATAAAACTTGATTTTGCAAAAATGGAGTGTAAGATCTGCAAAGCGGTGGAAGTTATCAATGGCGGTACCACGACCAAACCGCGGATTAAAAAAGGAAGTTTTGCTGTTAAGTCTGAAACCGTAGGCGGACAGGCAATAAATTCTATTGATTCAAGTAACGCGGACTATGATGTACTAACATTGGCTGCGGCTGCAGAAACGGCTGTTGCGGGAGCTGTACTTGGTATTGGGGAAGATTTGCCAGATGCGGTTGTTGAAACAGACTTTGTATTTACGAAAAACATGTCCTTTCAAACAGTGTCCGCAGGATATGAGGTATTAATTTTGAAGGATGTGGCTTATCCAATGCCAAAGGATTGGCTGGTGGGATATAGCATGAAAAATAACCCGTCTATCAAGTATATTAGACAATAAGGAGGTAAATTATGGCAGGATTATTTTATAGTTCTATTTTTGGCGAACTTACAAAACAAGTGCAAGTTCGCATAGACACGGCATCGGAGTTACGTAAAAGATTGTTCGACCAAAACATCTATGAGAAATATTTGGATTGGGATACTCCTACGATTGGGCTGAACTTTGAAGAGTTGATTGGGCAGTACAATTTGAGTGTGGCTGCTGCGACTTTGGATTCTAAGGGAAAAGAGCCTATTATGGGAACGGACGGTTTGGAAACATTAAAGCAAAAAGTGCTGACCCATCAGATGAGTTATTCTATGCCGATTGAAGAGTACAGAAAAGTCCTTCAAATACTTGATTCTCGTATGTTGACAGATGAGCAGAAAACGCAACAACTCATTAATCTGATGTGGAATAATGTCGGGAAGGTTGTAAATTCTGTGCAGTCTAAACTGGATGTTATATTCTTGGGAGCCTTGTCTAACAAAGGAGTTTTTACATTTGATGAGAAAAACAATCCAGAGGGTGGCGTCCGTGGTGTTATAGACCACAAAATGCCTGCCGAGAATATAGCATCGGCAACATTGGATTGGAATGACGATAATCAAAACAATGTGGACTGTTTTGAAGACATTCAAATGGTATTGAACGCCTCTCAAGAGAAAGTGACACTTGATAAAATTCTTCTCTCACCCAAACGCTTATCATATATTCTTAGAAATAAGAAGATGAAACAGGTTGTTTTTGGTACAGATAAATCTTCTACTCCGCTGTTGTTGTCAAATATGAACGAGTTCATGCGTCAGAATGACTTCCCTATCTTTGAACCAATCAGACGTATCACCCGAATTCAAAACAACGGAACATTAAGTGAGTATTCCCCCTGGAATGACAAGAACTTGGTATTTGTCCCAGCTGGAAAGTTAGGGGTTATCAAAAATGCCTATGCAGACAATGAATTGAGACAAGAACCTGGTGTAACCTATTCCAATTATGGAAGAATTCGGATTTCTCAGTGGGGTAAGGGTGAGACAGACAATTCCAATGGAGTTGAGTTCACAAAGGCGCAGTCATTATCACTTCCTATCATTACTGAGATTAACGGTATCTATTCTTTGACAGTAGAAGCATAATGACAATTGCAGGCTACATAAAGCAGAGATTTTCCTACATCGGTGAAATGTCCGATGTAGGGGCTTCTGATTTTGCATTAGATTTTGGGCTTAATGCAGGCAAGGAAGCTTCTTCTGAGGATAAAAAGTTAATAGGAACATTAATTGATGGTTTTATTGAGAAAAATATTCTCCATCCTACCTCAGTTGGTGAAAGTGGATTTTCTGCATCCTGGAGCGTTGATTCAATCAAGACCCATATTAAACTTCTGTTAAAGAAATATGGCATAGACTTGAATGAGGAAACTGCTGCAATTGTCGGTCTGAGTGTGATTAAAGATGTATCTGATATATGGTAATGTATTTTTCTCCTCACATATTACAAGTATTGGCAGAAGAAAAACCTAAGTATGACTCTAACGGACAAGTTATTGTAAAGCCGGAAAATAATACGTGGGAAACTATAGGTGTTTGCCGGTGCGACGATGATAACACCCAAGAACTAAAGTCAGACAATGGAGATATGTATATGTCGCATTATCATATAGTCTATGAAGGTCGTGGCTTAAAAGAAGGTAGCAATATTCGCTGTTTGTTTGGAGAGACAGTGAAAGCGGAAGGTATCGCACGCAACCCTAAGAGCTGTAATTATTTTAATTATTCGGAGGTTTGGATATGATTACATCATCAGATGCCGGTATCATAGTATATAATGATTGCAAAGTTTTTGGTCTGCCTTTATATCGTAGCTGGTCTTTCCCTAAAAAGAAAGTAGATACGGAGCGTATTGTTGTTCTTTCTAAGCGCCAAACATCTGATACCTATTGGAACAGAGGATTTATTGAAGTTAATTTCTGTGTCCCGGATTATAAGCAGAATGCCAATCTCAAAAGGCTTAACGAACTTGAACAGTTGGCTGTTGAGACTTTGGATTCCGTAGGATATTATAAGGGTTCATGGTATCAATATTCTGTTGAGAGCCATGGGATAGAGGAAGATACAGATTTAAATTGTCATTTTGTTAATGTAAAATTATTATTTGAAGTATTAAACATAAATTGAGAAGATTATGAAACCATTTATCGGAATTAAAAAGATATGGTACGGTGATGTGTTTACTGAAGCCGTAACTAAAGCATCATTAAAGACGTGGCTTGAGTCTGCCACACAAGTTAAAAACTCACACCAAGATACTTGGCAGTACACAGAGGATGACCCAACCTACACTGATTACATCAACGAACTTTCGGGTAATATCTATTATCGTGATGTAACCCAAAAGGGGGCAAAAACCATTACATTCACAATGGGTGAATATACATTTGACGATAAGATTGATTTGCAAGGTGGCGAAAAGGTTGATACGGATGCGGGCTGGTCGGCATCAGATACTCCGGGAATTATGAATAAGGGAATTGTAGGGCAGACAAAAACAGGCAATTATGTAGTCTTTACAAATGCTGCGGTTATCGCCAAAGGAACAATGGCCGAAAAAAACATTGGCTTGGGAGTTACTGCTGTTGCGATGGAAAATCCTAATGATAATGTGAAGAGTGACTATTTGTTTGATGGGGAAAAAGTGGAAGCTGCCGCCTTGATGTCAGCAGAAGCTCCTGTCAAGAGCAAACCTACCATTTAAATAAATTTATATGAAACCAAAGGGGTGTAGTGTAAATTGCACCCCTGTTTAATATATTAATAATGAATGCTGCAAAAATAGTAAATAGCTCTATTATTGGCTCTGACTTTAAGACAATTGTCGTCAATAACAAATCATATATCATATCACCGCCTACTATTCATAGGATAGCAGGCGCAGGGTATTACTTAGCAAATTTCCCCGAATGTAATACGCTGCATGATATACTTGTTTCATTAAAAGATATGGATAATGAGGCACATGCTTTGTCTTGGTTTATAAAAGGAAACGATAGCCTTTTTGATGAATTATTAAAAGGCACATTTAATGAAATTGTGGAAGGATTAGAAATCGCTTTTTCTTTAATTTCTGCTGAAAATTTTTACAAGCTGTCAATTTTAGCGAAGAACGTGCAAAATCTGACAGCAAAACAGAAGTAGCAGGTAATACCTGCCTGCTTGGACAGATTGCAACGTTCATGGAAAATCTGCATCTGCCATATGATGATGTTGTATTCCGAATACCGTACCGTAATTTAATCATTATGCAGAAAGATAAACTTCATACTGTTTTTGGCGAAGTTTTGCAAGAGGTTTCCGATGCAGAAATGTTTAAGAACCGGAAGTTTGATGAATGATTAAAGAGAAAAGGTTATCTTTGCCCCAAAAAATAATCTTATATGGCACAAGAAGGCAAATACGCATATGACGAAGAAAGTGTTAAAGCAATCATGAATTGGGCAGAAACCGTACAATTGCCAAAGGAAGTAATATTATCGGAATCCGAACATATATACGATACATCTCTGTATATTCGGGCAAATATCAACGACATCAAGCAACACTATCCGGATGCATTTTATAATCCGGCAATTGATAGGCTATACAGATTAAAAGAGTTTATGGGAAAATGAATAAAGCCGCCAAATCGGAGCTTTGTTTTTATAACTTTTTTACACCTGATTACACAACTAAGCCGCCATGAGTATTGGCGGCTATTTTTTTTTGCAAAATCCTATTTATTTTTGTAATTCGTTTCTATTTAATGTGTAGCTGGTATTCGTATCAAGAGAAGAACATTCAAATAAATCTTCTGTAATTCTCCTCTTAATTATAAACTTTTCTTGCGTCTTTTTATATGTAACCACCTCTCCTAAGGAAAAAGAGGGAGCAATGTTAGTGTTATAGTTCAAGGTATCTTGTTGTTGTTTTATATTTAATTCGAGTATATTCTTTATTTTTCTTACATCATTAGTCATTCCCCATACTTTGAAGAATAAAATAATTTGTAATACCCCAAATACAATAACGATGATTGAAGTAAAAAATGCAATATTTTCCATAATTATATGTTTTTTAATTGTTTGTGAATAATGTCTAATAAAACATTTTTAGCAATACATACAAAAGACGTTTTTGCAATTTATGTAGTTGTTTAATAATTTATACGGAACATATAAATCAAATAATAAAGCACATTATTAACTTCCGCCAACTTGGCTGCCTAAAATCTTCATATTATAAATTTTCTTTTCCTTTACCTTTCCGCCTTTCAGTATTGCGACTTCTTGTCTCAGTTGTACAACTTCTTTAAGTAATTTTTCATACGCTTCTGCAAGACGGAGCATGTGCTTCATCATTAGATTTACATTTTCATTCATTATATTTCAAATTAATAAATTGTGTCTTGTCGAAATAAAATATCAACAAATTTTATATTGAAAAGGTTTTATTTCAAAACATGTTTGTAAACATATATATTAAACAGCCTTTCTTCTCACACTGAATAGGTCTTGTATTTCTTCCACAGATTTGTTTAGAGCATTAAATCGCCTTTGCAAATCCTCAAATTGCGCTTCATACATAACTACTGTCGTTTCATACATTCTCTTCCAGTATTCAGCAGTTTCCGGAGATGGAAAATCTTCTACGTCGACTGTAGACAATCCATTTAATTCTATTCTATCTTCAAGAAACATATTGCCTTCGCCTACAAGAATGTAATTTGCATTGACCTTATATATTTCACATAGTGCGACTATTTTATCTATAGACGCGTTTTGCTTTCCTGTAGAAATTTTCGATTTTAAATCTCTATTAATACCTAATTTTTCCTCAAGCTCCATATTACTTAAATTCAAAGCCTTAACAACATTCATAAATCTTTCTGAACGTAACAAATCATTATCTTTATCCATATATATATTTTTTAAATTACAATTCTTTGTGTATATAAAATATATACATATCTTTGTACACGTAACAAGTAGCAGTTGTTCGATTGACATCTCATATACTTACCCCTTTCGGGCTAATTATATGAGATGAATCCTGTGATAGCTGCTACCTATTACGGGATTCATTCTTTATATAAAATACAATCGGTCAATGGACATACTTAATATACCAATAGATATAATCAAAAGATACAAGGCAAGCAAGGCTGAAAAAGAATTGCTTGCCTTTGCTATTGGCATCAAGTGTCTGTATTCAAATTCTGTACTTACCGATGTAACCCCTTATAAAGTGATGAAACTGTTTCATGTTTCTCACGATAAAGCCAAACGCCTTATTAACGGAGCGTTAAACGACAGTTTTCTGTTTTCCGTAAAAGGAGGCAGCTTTCTTGCAAACACTTTTAAAAGCAAGGAAATCAAAAGGTCAATAGGGCGTACGCCTTTTATTTACACCTCTGATTATTGCTATAAACTGAATAAGAAGGAATATTCAATTCGCATGCTTGTGCATGAGCTGAACTGTATTATGCTTCTTTGTGCAGTCAATTCTATTGATAGAGACAACTTTCCGCAGAGTAACGGGAAACCGAAACAAAAACGTTGTGCCCTTACCAAGGATTTGACTTTGCGCAAACTTGGAAATATATCCGGTTCAAGCAAAAGTACCGCACACAGACTGATGAATGAAATGTTCCGAAACGGAGTAATCTCCAAGACAAGGGCGCACGGGGAAATGGTTATCCATACCGTGAATGCCAACACCGTTGAGGAGTGGCGCAAAAGAACGGGAAGGAAACACTTTATCTATAACCCCAAAGACGGAAGCGGATGGATTGTCATTCCTTGTTCTTACTCTATATGCGACAGAGGGACTACCGAGAAATATAAGCACGTTATTTATAATCACAAGAAGCGTGTAGAATCATCAAATCTCAAAGTGTCCAAGCATCCTGTTTATGAAAATCCGTTTGATAATCCCATTAACGCTGCTTATTTATGATATTTCTATTTTGGGAACATATATTATTTACAGAGAGAATGGGATTGTACAGCGTATATAAACACATACGTGCGTGATAATTTAATATATAAAATACCAAGGCAATGAGTAAATATATAGCATATACAGACGGAGGATGTCAAAACACATCAGTGTACGGAGAGGGAGGTTCAGCCTATCTGATAATCCATAGGGGAGAAGTTGTAAAAACCGCTTCAAAGGGCTTTCTTTATACGACCAATAACCGTATGGAAATGCTTGCTATCATAAGCGCTGTTTGTTCCGTCCCCGAAGGTTCTGACCTAACCGTGTATTCAGACAGCAAATATGCAATCAACGTCTTTTCCGGTATTTGGAAGCCGAAGAAAAACAGAGATTTGATAATCAAATACAACGAACGGGTAAAGACACTTAGCTCTGTATGTTTTCGCTGGGTAAAAGGACATAATGGAGACAAATACAATGAAATGGTTGACTCCATGTGTACAAACTCCATGAATGATATAGTCCGATTACACAACCTTCCAAATGACAGGTTTAAAAAAGTGAAAGTACAGCTATCCTTTAAATTTGAATAACAACCAATTGTACAATAAATCAAAGAACTAAGTTGTTACAAAGCTTCGTTACAAAAAATAATCTAAACTATAATTCTTAAAATAAATTCTTTCAGAGCTACAGTCTTCTCTTTTATCACTTATATATCTATATACAATAGTAACAGACTCAAAGCCTCAATAGTTAAATAATGTTTTGTGTATATATTTTATATGCAAACTCTTTGTGTATATAAAATATATACATACCTTTGCATCGTCAATCAGTTAATTAATTAACCGATGCAAAGTTAATGTTTATGGATAATATAATCATAAAAAAAAGAAGAAAAAGCATACCTAAATTAGTGAAAGTCAGAGAAACCCTGCTTTCGATTAGAGTTGGAGATACGGAGATATTTAAAAATCCTCCAATGAACTATAACAGTATAAAAGTTACTGCCTCAAATCTAAAAAAAGAAGGTGTATCCTCTTTTAAATTAGAAAAAGAAAAGGTAAAGGCGGGGAAAGAATCCAAATATTTTAAAGTAACCAGAAAAGAATAAGGAGATAAAGCTATGGATATTCGGGAAATAATGAGAAGCAACTCTTCCAGCCAACAGTTTTTCTTAGTTAATGCACAGGACTTGAAGAATGCAATAGATGCATCAATCCAGCAGGTTATACAAGAGTTAAATGAGGATGTATCGAAAAGTAACAACGACAACCTTGTACCTCTTAAGGAAGTTGCAGAAACCCTAAACGTATCCCGATGCACATTGAATCGTTGGAATAAAGACGGGTATCTCGTCCCTATCAAAATAGGTAGAAAGGTTTTCTACCGCCAAAACGATATAAATAAAATAAGATAGAAACATTAAATCATCTTTAATATGAAAACCTACGATTTAGACAGAGCCTCTCGGCTTGCTATTCGGATTGCTCTAATAATAGCAATAATGGCGGGATGTATATACAGCAGCCGTGTAGAATACAACGATGATGTATTATCTGGCATGAGTTCCGATAAGTATGACTTCATCAGAAGCCGGATAAACGACAGCTCGCGGTCGGCGGTAGTATCCGAATATATGAACAACAAGCAGTATTACGACAGTCTTGACTATTAAAACCGCGTTGTGTGAACAACACTCCTTCCTCTTAGCTCAGCCAGGCAGAGCATCGCTATGGTTACTTGTTCGAAGGTTTAGTATCCGGTAATTTCCGGTTAGCGAAGGTCGCACGTTCGAGTCGTGCAGAGGGAGCATTATACATAGTTCTTTGACATGATTAGATATATAATATAAGATATATTTCTGCGTAGGCACAGAAGCGAAGCCCGGACGGGTGGATAGTGGTGGGTGCAAGTGGAACGGAATTGACACCGATAGCAACCGAGGATAAGCCGATGACGGGCGAATGGTTGCAAATGTCTGATAGTGGTAAAGCCACAAAGTTGAAACGAACTTTCTTTCAGCCAAGAAAATCATCTTTACTTGTGCAAGTATGCGGGGTAGGTGTCCGTATCGCTGAAAGATACAGGTCATAAAGACAACATAAGCGTCCGATACAGTCTTAAATCGGTATAAAGTATGCGGTGGTAATGAAAGGCGCCCGTACACGCTTATTATATATACTCCCCTCCCGTCAAATTCGGGCACGCTGAAAAGCCAAACACGTATTGTTGCGTTGAAGGGAGCAATGCTTAATGAATAATGATATGAGAAAGGTAAAAACATTTACGGATTTGGTATTTAATCCACATGCTTTTAGCAAGGAGGCACGTCATCTTCCTTCTCCGCTTCGTGAGGAATACATGGAGGCAAAACACGCTGTAATGCGGTTTGATAATGGCTATGGAATAAGTGTTGTAAAAGGAGATATGTTCTATTCTAACGGTATAGATACTTATGAGGTTGCTGTCCTTAAAGATGGTGCTATTTGTTATGATACCTCAATTACAGATGATGTAATTGGTTATGTAAATGCAGATGAGGTATCTAATATAATGAAACAAATTCAAGAATTAAAATAGAGAATTCCCGTGGCTCTCAATAGATGCTTGAGAGTAGTAAGGCAACCATCGGAACGCTCACGGGAACGAATTAAATTATAACGACAATGGAGAATATATTATCTTCCGGAGCGCTACTTGTCATCGTTTTCTTTGGTCTCAGTCTTTTCTATTCGTTCCTTGAGATTTTTGGTTCGATGGGGAAAAAGCCTAAAGATACCGATAACCGAAGCGCCGAGTGCAAGGATTCCATAGAAATAGATGTACACATCGGAAAAAACGTATATCACATATCTATACCCAAGACCATAATTGTTAGGAAAGACAATTAGCCAAAAGGAAGCGGCAAGGGTGCAGATAAGCAAAGGTAAATGTCCTCTTCTGTACCGTTCCCTTCCCGCTCTATATACAATAACGGTAAAAAGGTACGATATATACACGCAAAAGATAGATGCAGTGGCCGAGAAAACAACCTGCTCATAAAACTCCAAGTTGGCAAACTCTGGTATGTACAGATACAAGACAGTAAATAAGACGGGGAACGATACCGCAAAAGCGGTAAACAAAGACTTATGCTCCATATTGTAGCATTTGATTAATTCTGATAAATCCATATTTCTTAATTTTTAGTTTGGCGACACAAAATTAAGAAAATCCCCTGATAATAACGTGATGTTGCCAATCGAATTGGTTCAGGGGAACAAAAGCCTGTAAGGGTGAATAATTCATGATAGCTTTTTAATGTAAACAGTCCCGTCCACGTGCTGGTCGGGAAACACTGCGACATGGCGGAATGGTAGACGTAGCACTCTATGATAGGAATGTCAAACCTTAGATGTGCGGAGCTTGACAACTCGTCCCGGTTCGAGTCCGGGTGTCGCAACATCTTCACTACAGATGAAGTATTTGTTTAGTCGTAGCCGGGCGGTCTGTGAAGATAGTCCGGTTTTTATTTGAAACCCATTAATAACAATTATATGAAAACATTACAATTAAGTGAACAAAAAGCCCGTGAACTATATCGGAGCGGTTCAAAAGAACTAAAAACAGTATTGGAAGAATCCTTTGGAGAGGATTTCTTTTCACAAGACGTTACAGAAAGAGTGAAAACCTACCTTGATGCTTGTCACGAGTTGGGAAGGGAACCACTCGATGAGAAAAAGCTATTGGAGTTAGGCTTGACGGAACACGATATTGCTTATCAAAAGCTGGCTATCGTTACGGAAGCTCTAAATGGAGGCCAGAAACTTAATGTATGCGATGCTAACGTGAAACGCTGGTATCCGTGGTTCAAGCCTAATGGGTCTCCTTCCTCTTTCGCTTTCGACTTTTCGTATTACGGTTGTGCGTATGCGGTTGCGGGTAGCGGGTCTCGCCTTTGTTTGAAAAGCGAAAAGCTTTCCAATTATTGCGGGAAGCAATTCATTGATTTGTGGAAACAATTTATTCTATAACCCTATAAACTTACAATTATGACTTTAAATGTAGATAAAAAGAACGCTTTAAAGGCTTGGAGAGAAGCGGACAATAAAGGAAAGCAGATGCTTGAAAATCTATACGGCAAAGAAATATTTGCCAATCAAAACGTAATGGATAGAATCAAAACGTTTGAAGACGCAATGGAAGAAACAGGAAGAAAAGGTGTCCCTGATTTTTCAGATTTACCCAAAGACATGCGCAGGCATTTCATTGCGTTATATAAAATGGAAGTTATTACGGAAGCTCTGAATGAAGGCTGGAAAGCAGACTGGGATAACTCGGATGAGAACAAGTATTATCCCTATTTCATTATGTCTCCTTCCTCTTTCGCTTTCGACTTTTCGTATTACGGTTATGCGTTTGCGGTTGCGGGTAGCGGGTCTCGCCTTTGTTATAAAACACGCGAACTTGCGGAATATTCGGCAAAACAATTTATTGACATTTGGAAAGACATCCAGATAGGATAAGCATACAAAGGTCGTCTGCCCTTGTCTCCTTCCTCTTAAAAATAAATTATGGAACAAGAAATTTGGAAAGATATAATTGGATATGAAGGGATATATCAAATATCCAGTTTAGGTAGAGTAAAATCTGTGAGCAGATATGTAAACCATATAAATGGAGTAAGACATGTTCATAGTAAAATTTTAAAGCCTAATAGTTGTTCTCTTTATTTAAATATTAGTCTTAGTAGAAAATGTGTAATGAATAGATTCACTATACATAGGCTTGTAGCTAAAGCTTTTATTCCTAACCCTAATAATCTTCCACAAGTTAATCATAGAGACGGTAATAAATTTAATAATAAAGTAGAAAATCTTGAATGGTGTTCTTCCTCTGATAATCAAAAACACGCATATAGAATTGGGTTAAAAAAAACTCCTAATTTAGGCAGATTCGGCAGTCTAAATCATTCATCTAAAGTTATAATACAATATAGTTTAACAGGAGTGCCAATTCAAGAATACGGAAGCACAAGAGAGGCTTCCAGAGTTACTAAAATAAATCAAGGAACTATAGCAGCATGCGCAAGAGGGGAAAGAGCATCAGCCGGTTCTTATAAATGGAGATATAAATAACCAAATTCAGCCGCAGAAAAGGTCAGAGCTATTACCGTACTAAAAGCCGTGAGAGAAGCGAAGTGCGCACCGCTTCCCTTTAACCTTGTACGGGCGGTTTAAAAAAATATTTATGGAAAATAAAGTGAAACAGTCTTCAAAGAATAAAGAGGAAAACCTCTTGAACGAAGATAGAAAAGCCTTTAATAAAAGGCTGAAACGATACGCATCCCGTATATCATCAGGATATACAGAAGAGAGCCTGGAAGAAGAAAGAAGAAACCTCTGCCTTAGTCAGGGATTATCAAGACGTTGTTAAACTAAAAAAACATTTATAATGAGTACAATAACGACAATCCCGCAGCTTAAATCAATGCTTGCGAATGACAATGTGAAAGCACGTTTCAAAGAAATTCTCGGAAAGAAAGCGCCGGGATTTATCAGTTCGATAGTAGCGGTTGCCAATAGCAATACATTGCTTCAAAAGGCAGAACCACAGTCTATCATGAATGCCGCTGTGGTAGCAGCTACTTTAGATTTACCTATCAATCCCAATCTCGGATTTGCTTACGTTGTCCCTTACGGTAATCAAGCGCAATTTCAAATGGGCTGGAGAGGTTTTGTTCAACTTGCTATGCGTAGCGGTCAATATAAGACAATAAACGTAAATGAGATATATGAGGGGGAGATAAAGAAGTCGAACCGATTTACCGGAGAATATGAATTTGGAGAACGCTCTTCTGATAAGATAGTAGGCTATATGGCTTATTTCAGTCTCATCAACGGTTTTGAGAAGTTTCTCTATATGAGCAAGGAAGATTGCGAAAAACACGGAAGGAAGTTTTCACAAACGTATAAACGCGGCACAGGCATATGGTCTACCGACTTTGACTCTATGGCAAAGAAGACAGTTTTAAAAATGCTACTTTCTAAGTTTGGTATCTTAAGTATTGAAATGCAACGCGCCCAAACATTCGACCAGGCTATTATAAAAGATAACCTGACAGAAACCGACATAGACGAAGCCGAAGTGTCGTACAATGATAATCCCGACAATGAGGAAGCCAGACGCAATGCAATGAAAGAGGCTTTGCAGGAAGCGGAAGTTGTCGATGAAAATACAGGCGAATTATTTAATACTGAGACAAAATGATTGAACAGGGTAGTTTTGGATGGCTTCGCCAACGCCTGGGGAACTTTACGGGAAGTCGCATCGGGGACTTAATGACAAGCGGAAAGAAAGGGGAGCTGTTTGGGAAGACAGCCCTTTCATACATATATGAAGTCGCAGCAGAAAGAAACCTACTCCCTAAGTATATTGAAGATGATTATCTGTTTGAGATATACCAAAACCAGGTAAGCATCAACAACAAGTTTATAGAGTTCGGACACGAAAATGAAGATTTTGCCGCCGAACGTTACCAGCTTGTCACAAGATGCGAACTTGAAGAGTGCGAAAGTATACAGCACCCTACAATACCTTGCTTCTCCGCTTCTCCCGACCGCATAGCGATTAAAGACGGCTTAAGAAAGGTGGTGGAAATAAAATGCCCAACTCCTAAAAAGTTCATGGAGTATATGAATGAGGTTAAGGATAACGATACGCTTAAATCAGTAAATCCTCTATACTTCTACCAAGTACAAGCGGAGATGTCCTGTACAGGATTGGGCAAAGCTGATTTTGCCGTTTTCTGCCCTTTCTTGAAACACAACATTCACATTGTAGAGATAACAAGGGACGATGCCGTAATCGCTGAATTTGAGAGACGGATAACCGAAGCAAACAAAATCATTAATCAAATATTGAATAGAAAATGAATTTAACCGGAAGCGTAAATTTGCTAAAGCTCGAAAAAGCGGGCATAGCAACAATCAAGAATAAGAAATGCGTTGTCATTCCGATAGAAGAAAACGACCTTTATGTAAGTATGGACGAGAACCTGAAAGCAAAAGCCGTCTATCTTAACGTTAATATTAATGAGCGTAGAGAGCCGAGCCAATACGGCAATACCCATTACTGCAAACAATACTTATCAAAGCAGTATAAGGATGCGAACAAGACAGAAGCAGAAGCCAAGTCAAAGGTTTACTTGGGAGACTTCAAGCCTTATGAGTTTGAGGGTTCCGGGAATGCTGCGGCTACGGTGGAAGCGCCAACCTTACAGACCGACGGGGAAGACGACCTTCCGTTCTGATGTGTAACCTATAAACATATAATATCATGCTGTACGAATTTAAGCTAAAAGTAAACAAGGTTAACGAGAAAGGCGATGAAAAGGAAGTCACCGAACATTACATAACCGATGATGAGCTTTTCGGTCATGTGGAATTGAAAGGCAATGAGCTATACAACGGTGAGTGTGATGTTTTCGCAATCAGCCGGAGTAAGATACGTGAGATTGTCAATGAGAAGCAGGAAGATGAGTTCTTTTATAAGGTTACTCTTGTTGAGATTTTCGTAGACGAAAACGGGAAAGAAAAAGAGAGCAAGTATTATGTTCTAATAGCCGCAAAAGACATGGACGATGCCAACAGAAAGGCGGCGGAATACATGAAACAGGGGCTTCAAGACATGAAGCTGGACGCTATTGCAAAGACAAAGATTTTAGACTTGATATAATTAACCGAAAGCCCTCTGCTCACACAGAAGTCCCGTGAAAGGTTCGGGTTAAGTGATTTAATTTCAGCTAACAGTTAACTATCCCGGTGTGGCTTGACCGCCTATCCGGGAACTATTTGTTAACCTGCCTGTCCGGTCTGTGAAGATTGGGCGGGCAAAAATGGTGGTATGGCGGAACAACGAGAGACGCTAAAGTGAAGCTCTTATAGATAGGTTGGTAAGTCAATGTGTTACGGTTAGCCGTAAAAAAAATTCAAACCACTGAGTTAATAACGGGTAATGCCGAATAGACCGCAATGTCAATGAATAAACTACTTGGTGAAAGTCCAAGAAAAACTCCTATCATGCAGGTGCAAGTCCTGCTACCACCTCATAAATGTGAGCCACACGTAAATGGCATGGGTTAGTAATAATGGTTGTGCCCTGGAGAATACGCTTCGGGGCTTTAATAAAAAACATCATGGAAACAAAAGAAATTACCAAGACTATTTACACTGCAAATGACGGGAAAGAGTTCTTAACGAAAGAAGATTGCGAAAAGCATGAAAGGTTTGTTGAAGAAATACTTTCACGTATTAAGTATTTCTGTATCAGATGTAATCCTGACTTAACAGAAACAGGAAATTTCTCTCATAAAATATATGTGGCTGTGTTTTCTAAACATTACCTATATAAAGATATTGCATTTCAATGGGCTTTAAAGAAGTTTGGTACTTACTTAGGGGAAAGCGTAATGGGATATGGCTTCCAACCCCATTTTAATGTAAGTGAAGTTTCTAAAGAAGAATACGAAAACTGCCCACCTACTGAATGGGGAGGCTCGAAATTAGAAAGTGAGAAAATATTCCTTAGTCCCAAATCGGTAGAAGGATTTCCTGAAAACATTGACTACATGGAAGAATGGGGATTCAAATAAAAACTTGAATGAAACTTACAATAACCAAATCCGAAGGTGCAATCATTCAGAAGCTTATCGCAGACCGAAAGTCAGACATTCATAATATTGGAGGTGACAGCAAGCAGGCAGAGCGTCTAAGTAAGCTGAACAAGAAGATTGCAAGGCAGATAAAGAAACAATACAAGACATGAGTCCTTACGTAATAACTTCTGCGGTTCTTATTACTTATGACGGAAAGAAGATACCATTGGAAAACATAGAGAGTGAAATAATGACCCGACCTATCCAGTTGACTAAGGAGAGGATACTCGATGCTTTCTCCACGATGAAGGACAAGCCGGTGAATGTTGAACTTAAAATAAAGCATATATGATATGGAATATAAAGCTGCCATAAAAGGTAACGCCCCATCAAAGGCTAATTGCTACAAGATAGTAACCATTAACGGACACAGATGTTTGGCTAAGACTCCTGCATTAAAAAAATATGAGGAATCTTTTATTTGGCAGGCTGGAAAGTTGAGGGATTTGAATATAAACGAGCCGTTTGAGTTCCACATTGACGTGTATTATCCGAGCAAACGTAGTGATTTGGATAATGTATTGAAACTGCAACTTGACGTGTTACAGCGTATAAAGTGTATAAAGAACGATAATAACTGTTGCCTTATCCATGCACGCAAATTCGTTGATAAGGACAATCCTCGTGTCGAGATTGTGATTAAGACTTTGGATTAAAAAAATATAGTTTTCTTTTGGCATTTTGGTTTGAGTGTGTATCTTTGCGGTGTTTTCCCGCCAAGAAAACATCTTTATTAGCTTAGATATATGGATTTTTTATATCCATTCGACAGATTATATCTATAAATATAGGCTGTTCGTATTCCCTTGTGAACTATGTATCTTTGCTGATAGTAGTGTTTCTTGGCGGAAAACAGGGAAGCGGACAGCTTTCTTTTTATACATAACTCAAATTCTAATCACAATGCCAAGAAACTTAGAATTGGAGAATGGGAGAATAATATGTACCCCACAATCTACGTTAGTTGCTAACGAGAAAGCAACAACTCTATCCTTATCTTCTTCAACCGAAGAAATCAAACGCTATTTCAAAGCTATTTTAGAACTTTCAAAACTGAATGTTCCCTACCCTGTTAACCTTGATAGTTGCTGGATGCTTGCCTATTCAAGAAAAGATAATGCGACTAAAGAATTAACTAAAAACTTCATCCAAGACGTTGATTATCAAGTTTTGCGCCAAAAAGCGGAAAACCCAAAAGGCGGCAGACCAACAATAGAATACCACCTCTCCGTCTCCTGCTTAGAATACTTCATTGCCCGCAAAGTTCGCCCCGTATTTGACGTGTACCGTGAAGTCTTTCACAAGGTGAATGAGATTGCGCCAAAGGTTGTAAAATCAAGCGCAGCCGACAAGCGGAAAATCGCAAAGCTCGAAAAGGAACTGGAGTTTACGAAACAACTTCTCGAATGGACAAGATGGAGCGAACGCAGGGAGATTGAATTAAAATGCTCGTGCTTCTCTTTCCTCGTAAAGACGAAGCAGTACGATAAGTGGGCGGAATACAGAAGAACGGGGATAGTCAAGAAGTAACAACCATGATTGAAATACTTATCGTGTTTGGTAGTCTTTTATCGGGCTACCTCACTTTCCGAAAAAAGGGAGAGAAACTTTTCTATTGAGCAAAATCTAAAAAATTAAATATTATGAATACTTCAATTATTAAATTCGATTACAACGGAAATATAATTCCTTTTGAGAAAGGGAGTGATGTTATGGTAAACCTTACGGCTATGGCGAAAGCCTATCCCGATAAGAATTTATCCACAATTGTTAACTCGCAGGAAATCAGCGATTATTGCACATCACTTTCCAAACTAAAAAATTTTAGTTTGGCTGATTTACTGATAGTTAAGAGAGGTGGAGATAATCCAGGCACTTGGGCACACCGTCTTGTCGCTATTCGTGTTGCACAAAAACTAAATTCCGATTTAGCGGTATGGGTGGATATGAGAGTAGATGAGCTTCTTAAATACGGTATGACCGCCACGCAGCCAACTTTGGAGCAGATGATAAACAACCCCGACCTTGTTATCAGCCTTGCCACGCAGTTAAAGAATGAGCGTGAGGAAAAGCAAAGAATGGCTTGCGAAAATCAAATTCTCAAAGAACAGAACAAAAATATAATTGAAGAAACCAAACCTGCTGTAACCTTTACAAACGCATTTAGTGGAGCGGAAAATTCATGCCTTATCGGAGAGCTTGCAAAATTAATTGCGCAGAATGGATACGATATAGGCGAAAAAAGATTGTTTGCATGGATGCGTAAAAACGGATATTTGGGCAAGCATGGAGAAAGATATAACGTGCCAAATCAGAAATACATAGAACAAGGGTTGTTTGTAATCAAAAAAGGCGTACGCTCTGGAAGTAATGGCGTTTTACATACGACATTGACTACAAAAGTTAGTGGCAAAGGACAAGTTTACTTCGTGAACAAATTTCTTAATACCATATAGAAAGTAATAATATGAAAACAATAAAGCAGCAATCAGAAGAGTATGCGTTGAAATATCCTTCCGAAATCCGAAATGAAATAGCGAAAGCATGGATAGACGGGAGAAACTCAATAAGGAAGAAAGAGGTACTTGACCTCTATTTCGTAGAGGAAGAATACAAGGATATATTCATATACTGGCTCAACTACAAAAAAGAGAGGAGGCAGCCATACAAGCAGACCGGAGCAGAGGCATGTTACCGGAAGCTATTAACTCTTTCGGGAGGTGACAAGCAGATGATGATTGCAATAATAGAGCAAAGCATGAGTAATAATTACCAAGGGTTATTTCCACTAAAAGACAATGGGAACAGAAATCACACTAACAAGCAAGGAAATAGCGGTTCTATCTTCCAGGCAGCTGATTGCTATCTGCAAGAACATCAGTAATGAGATAACTTCCATAAGCCAAGCGATAAACGCACCTCCCATACAATTATCACAATGGAGGAAAGATAACGAAACCTGCATAAAGGCGGTTCTTGTAAAGTTCATAGAAGGTACTCTGTTGTTTTACGGCCGTAGCCGCGAGGATATGAATGACTATCAAGTAGCATCCATTGTAAACTCTATCCTTGACAAGTATTATTATTTCAGAATTGAGGACGTTTGCCTTTGTTTTAAACGGGCAAGGGAAAACTCATCATACGGTGGATTTTATGGCAAAATAGACGGTTCTGTCATCATGAGCTGGTTTGCCACTTACGATAAGGAGCGGGATGAAGTGATACACTCAATGCCGGAAGAAAAAAATAATGTTTTTACTGGAGAAGAGTATAGCCGAGAAGAGTACATTGAGATGTTGAAAGCTAAGATAGCCGGTGGAGACCTGTACGCAAACGAAGCATTGCGGCGTGTTGGTACATTCGAGCGTATAATGTTTGATAGACGTGGAGAGTATGCCAGTTATAAGTATTGGCGAAAGCATAAATTTGACAATAAAGTATGAGACTTACAATATGTTGGACGACAAGAGGCAGGCAAAGACGCTTTTACTATGATATATGCAAAAAGTTTGGCATATCGGATTACATGAGTGTTAATCATGAGACGCCATGCGATATAAGGGATGAAGATATGGAACTGTTGAAGGAATGCGAAAAACGAGGGTTTATCCAAATAAGAAACAAACGGTAAATAATCATGGACATAGAGATTGAAAAGAAAATCGAACAATTGGAGTGGCAGCGTGACAATGCAATGCGTATACGCTGCCCGTTGGTGGCAAGGAAGTATCAGCGCATGATTGATGAACTTGCAAAAGAGAGTAGAAACAAGAATATGAACAAGGCAGAACAGACAAGGCAATGACTACCGACACGGCAAATCAGATAATCAGCAAATATGAGAGTCTTGTAGTTCTGTGCACCTACAACATACTGCTCACGAACGACATCTGTTGCGGGAAGGTTATCGAGTGTCTGCATGCGATGAAGAGAACGCCTTATTACAAACAGGCATTCAAGCGATATTTGAATGATGCCGATAAGGCAAGAAAGGAATACGAGCGTACTGTAAACAGCGTTATCGGTTCAGACCGGAGCGAGTTTTTCGCCGACTGCAACGACAAGTATACGGAAGAAGTGAACAAGCACGTGGATATGCTGTATTAGCAGTTCAAGCATGTTCTCGACGATAACGGCATATCCCATTCCGCAGAGATTGCAAGGTTCGAGCTTGCAAGGACATTGTGTGATTACTCCTGCATCCAGTTTGACGAAAGGATTAAAGAACTTCGGAAGAAAGATGCACGGTTCAACGGATTTACGTTGGAATACCTGAAACTTTCAAATGTGGCAAGGGTGATGAACCTTGCTTCCGACTGTTTGAAAATCGGGAAAACGGTCAATATGAACACAGAGCGGTGCACAGCAGCGTTTGATGTGCTGGTAAGAAAGCTGTCGGATGCGGATAATATTGCCAACGCGATAAAAGTTTAGTGAGATGAAACTTATTTATAACCTTATAACCCTCCTCATGGACTGGCTTTCGGTAGAGGTCGGAGCGGATGAAGAGTGGTTCTGAAATAGAAAAATATGCAATGAAAAATGAAAAACTCATATTAGATGCCTGCTGCGGCAGTAGAATGTTTTGGTTTGACAAGCATAACCCACTTACCTTATTTGTTGATAAACGTTCGGAAACACTTACGGCCAAGGACAGAGGCAAGACAAGGGTCATAGAAATAAAGCCGGATGTAATAGCCGATTTCACCAACCTTCCATTTGAGGACAATTCTTTCTACATGGTAGTATTCGACCCACCGCACCTGAAAACACTTGGTGAAACCTCATGGATGGCTAAGAAGTACGGTAAACTGCCAAAAGACTGGCAGACACTCATACTTGACGGATTTACTGAGTGTATGCGCGTCTTAAAGCCTAACGGAACACTCATTTTCAAATGGAACGAGAATGAGATAAAAGCTGCGGAAGTTTTGTCTGTTATCCCGTTCAAACCTCTTTTCGGGCATACCACCGGAAGACAGAGCAAAACAATATGGATGTGTTTTATGAAGCAATAAAATAGTATGAACACCCATTATATCAAGACATCATGGCGCAAAATGTGTGTTTCGGAAGACAATCGAGAACGGAATAAAAGAAAGAAATCGAATTAAAAATAATCTATATGATAATAGCATGGTTTTCTTGCGGTGTAACATCCGCAGTAGCTTGTAAGATAGCACTAAGTCTGTATGATGATGTGCAGATTTACTATATCGAAACAGGTTCCGGGCATCCTGATAACACCCGGTTCCTATCTGATTGTGAAAGATGGTATAATCGCCCGATACATACTATCAGAAGCGATAAGTATCTCAACGTAGAGGATGTGTTGGCTAAGAAAAGATTTATTAATGGTCCTACTGGCGCAGCTTGCACATTCGAACTAAAGAAACAAGTTCGTTACAAGCTGGAAAAAGAGTTGGGAAATTGGGACGGTCAAGTCTGGGGATTTGATTTTGACCCGAAAGAGATTAACCGTGCCATTCGCCTAAAGCAACAATATCCGGATACAAAGCCGTTATTCCCGCTTATCGAGCGACAGATAACCAAAAAGGATGCAATGGGTATGCTTTGGAAAGCTGGTATTGAAATCCCCGCTATGTATAAGATGGGTTACAATAACAACAACTGCATCGGCTGTGTGAAAGGTGGTATGGGCTATTGGAATAAAATACGGAAGGACTTCCCGGAGGTATTCAACCGAATGGCAGTAATTGAACGAGAAGTGAGTGCAACGTGTCTGAAAGACAAATCGGGAAAAATATTTCTTGATGAGCTTTCTCCTAACCGTGGAGAAATACCAGAAGAAATCATGCCTGATTGTTCTCTTATTTGCCAAATAGAATTCCAAGGGATAATGGACAGGCAGGTAGAACGGGTTTTGAAAGGGGAAATTCACATTAATGACGTAACATGAAGAAAAGAATAGAAAAAAAGATGCAGAAACACCCGCACAGATACAAATTGCATCAGTATTTGAAGTATGCCCGCCAATGGTGTTTCGCTCTGGCATATAAGGGTAAACTATACACGTTGTTAGACGATGGTAGAATTGTAAAGGAGGACAGTTGATTATGAAGCATTTAATTGATGCCATTATAAAGAAATGGTTCTGTTGCCACGAGTGGGAATACTTATTTGAGAGGAGAGTTGAAGTTGTTGATGATTGGGGTGATAGCAGTTGGTACACCGTCCGTCACTATTTCTGCAAGAAGTGTGGTAAATATAAGAAAATTAAAAGTCATTGATTATGAAACAGACAGTAGAAGAAGCAGCCCGCACTCATTGGAGTGAAAGTACATATAATAAAGATGCAGAGCTTGCCTATGATGAAAGAGACAGTATAGCTATCAAGGCATTGGCAAAATCGGTTGCATTACGGGCTTTTAAGAAAGGTGCAGCATGGCAGGCAAGGCAATCTCCGTGGATAAAAGTCAAAGACCAATTACCGCCTGTTGATGAAAATGATGTGTCAATGCAAAGTGACCGTGTACTCGTACAACTTTCATCAAAAGAATGGTTTGAACCCGAAATTCTAATATATAATAAGTATTATCATGTATGGGATTCAGAGGATGGCGATGATTACGAATACGAAATTTCTGATGATGATTTATGGATGCCTATCCCCCTCTTTCGAAGAGATACTCGAAGCCAACAAGGATGTGCTGGAACGGATTAAGGAGAAAGGAGATTGAATATGAAGATATATGGAATAATTAGAACAGTCTGGAACGGAAATAGTTATTCTTCCAATCCAGACGAAGATATATTTCTTTATTTGAGCAAGGAAGAACGGGATAAGAACATGCCCAAATGCGTTAGTAATGCTGATATTGAATACAACACTTTTGAAACAGAAACGGAGGACTAAACTATGAAATCAAAACAAATATTATCAGTCGAACAGATGAAACATTTGCAGGAGCTTGGGCTGGACACAAGCGATGGAAGCATGTGTTGGTGCTACGCTCTTTCTTATAAAAATGCAAAATGGGAACTTGAAATATATGAAGATGTAATTAATCAAAAACGAGATAGTGCATTTTGGGAAATAATTCCCACTTACACTTTGCAGGACATTCTCGACAAGCTGCCGCGATACATAAATGTCTTCTGTATAACGTATAAGCTGTGCGTTAAGCCTCTTTTTGCTTGTCCTTGGGCTATAAGTTATCAAAAAAGCATGTCTGAACCATTCATCGTTAAAGTTTCCGGAAATCTATTGGATGCAGCCTACGAGATGCTGTGCTGGTGTATTAAAAACGGATATGTTGAAAAGGAGGGTAAATAATGAAAGCGAGAATAAAAGAGACTGGAGAGATTGTAGAGGTTGAAGGCTTATTCGACGTTGGGACTGCCTTAGTGAAAGGTAGGTATTTCAAAGTGTCAGAACTCGACTTCTTTGATAATTTTGAAACTATTGATTGGGAGCAAAGGCGTTATGAATTGGCGAAAGCTGCTATGCAAGGGTATTGTATTGCTTTAGGAATAAACGATGACAGTGAAACTTATGATGATATTGCAATAGGCTCTTTGAGGGTGGCTGATGTACTAATAAAGAAATTGAAAGGGAAATAACCATGGATATAGAAGAAGCAAAAAACAAGAAAGCGAAAGCCGAAATGGAGATAGCTCATATTCTGGAAAAACTTGAAGCCGAGACAGGCATGAATGTTAATGTTATATATCCGGTACGGCAATATGCAGAGTCGAAACTAACAGTCGAACCCGCAGAGCACATAAAAGTAGATATAACTTTAACGCTATAAATCATGGAACGATATAGGATTATACAAGGTCATGGATATAACGGTTGTATCCCTATAACAGTATATTGGGTTCAGGTACGAGAAGATGGCTTCTTTTCTGATAAATGGAGAAACATAAAAGGCTTTGATACATATAAAAGAGCGAAAGAATTACTTGAAATTTTGAAAGGGAAATAATCATGGAAGTAAAGAACGGAATAATAATAGACGGAGTGCTGCATGAAGCGGTGCATGATAGTATTCATTGTGCCTCATGCTCTCTGTACGAGAAATGCGCAGAGGTGAACTACACAGCATGTATAACCGATTTGTTTAGCTGTGGCGGTTTTATCAATCGTGGCAAAGTAACAGATATTAAGATAGATAAGGAGGAATGACTATGGGATTTACAACACCGTGCTTTATAAGAAAAAGTACACCGGAGCTTCGGAAGAAGTTGGAGGAGTTGGGATATAGATTATTTGGGGCGGAACTTAACGAAGATTTATGTATTTTCACTGAACCCGAATACAGTCTATATAGTGTTGAGTTTTTCAGTAACATTCCACATCCTGACGAAACCGATAGTGTTGATTGCGGAACCAACGAAGAGCTTTTATTGGCTATTGCTGCATTAAGGGATGATACAGACAAATACCAATGGTTTACCGATGGAGATAAATGGATTCTGTGTCCTGAAATCAAGTTCTCTACCTATTGGGCTTACAATGATGTTGACATTAACACAGATACCATTCACAAGGCTACCGTAAACGAACTGATTGAACACTTTAAAGTATGAAGAAAATAATTATCCTTTTGGCAACAGTTGCACTATTCGGGTGCAATAACTCTGGAGAATACCCTATAGAACACCGTACAATTGAGGGAAGCGTGACTTATCTCAATGATAGTATAGTGATTATCTGTACCCATAAAAAGGGGCTTGACAACTACGAAACGAAGATTATTAATTTGAAAAGACAATAGCTATGACCGAAGAACTCGTAACATTAGAGACAGCGAAGCTGCTGAAAGATAAGGGCTTCAATTGGAAGTGTGAACACATAATAGACCGCAATAAGGTTATTACAAAATATGACCTTCCGCAAAGTATGTCGTGTTGTACGGAAATAGATGACGAACCTATTGAATTTTTGTGTCCAGTGTTGTATGTTGCTCAAAAGTGGCTGCGTGAAACCAAGAAGCTACACGTTGAAGTATCCTATATGTATGGAGACTATTGGATATATGATATACTAACAATACCGAACCATGATTTAGTGGGATTATCCGACAGGCCTTTGGTGCATTATAAAAGCTACGAGGAAGCACTTGAAGCCGGAATACAAGAAACTTTAAAACTTATATGAGAATGGACCCTGTTGTAAATGATGCTTATAGGCTTAGAAAACTTTTAGAAAAAGCAACGGGGCTAAAAGTATATAAGTCGGAACTAATAGCCAACTATTTTAATGGCTATCTAAGTATAGTACAAGAGTATAAGAATGAAACCAATCCGCACATTACAGTAGCACAAGGTAGCTGGTCGATAGAAAACGGTGGGGAGTATAAAATTTCACTCTATACACCTACAATCGTTATTAAAGGCAAGAGGATACTTAATACTCGTTTTGTAAAAGATGTAGCCTATAAGATAGTGGAAGCATTAAATGATGAATTTGGGGAAGATAATTGGAATACGTGCAATGAGGAGCAAAAGTGTTGGCTTCCCATGTCTCGAAACTCGTTCTATTTACAAATCCCAAATTTTGAGAAATATTAAAACTTATATGATTATGAACAAATGAATTTACACAAAAGAAAATGTAGGTAATGGTGTATTCATCTTTACCGCCAACAAGAGTTTTGTAGAACCTAAATTTGGGGGACTGCATGAAGAAAACGAACAGGCACAATGTGCAGTTATTATCCATGATGGCAATGCTTTATTCTTCTATCCGGAAGATATGGATAATAATACCCATATTCTTCTTGATTGGGAGAAAGAGCAAACAGGGAAGATATATCCAACTACAGAAGAAGGCATGAAGGATACTGATGGAATAGGTAATACCAAAGCATTAGCTGCATCCGGAAGCGAAATTGCTGAGAAAGTCATAGCATTGGACTTATGTGGATTAAGTTGGCACATTCCGACACTACAAGAGAGTGTCTTAGGGTATGAACATAAGGTTATGCTGAATACAGCCTTAGCTATCTGCGGAAAACAACCAGTGAAAGATGACTGGTATTGGTGCTCTACGAGAAAAGGAAACAAACGCAATTTTGTTCTCGATTGGTTCAATGGTAGTTGGTTCAACGGCAGTCAGGACTTTGACAGTTGGGTTCGCCCCGTGTCCGCTATCTCTCTTAATTCACTTTAACCTTATAAAAGAAAGATACAATGAAGAAGATAATGTTCAACAATAAATACGGCTTAACGCAGGCTGTATTGGATGGTCGGAAGACGCAGACAAGAAGAATCATTAAGTGTCCGAAAGCATATCAAGAAAATCCTGCTGGATGTTTTAGGATTACTGAATCAGATGATGTTAGCCCCCTTTTTGAGATTCTTGTATATGATAAGGACTGTAATGACTTTGTTCCAATGTTTATTCAGCCGAAGTACAAGGTTGGTGGAGTTTTTGCCATTGCACAATGTTATGAAAGTTTAGGGATGAATCCCGAAATTGCACTTAATGATAGGGACGGAATAGGATTTTATACTAAAACTAAATTCGCACCCGGTTGGAAAAATAAAATGTTTGTCCGCGCTGACCTCATGCCCCATCATATCCGCATTACCAACATCAAGATAGAACGGTTGCAAGGCATTTCCGATGAAGATTGCTTTAAGGAAGGAATTTTTAAATGGGATGCTGGACAAAAGGATATTCCTTTTTATTCATTCCATTACGCAGATATACCCGACTACAATGATCCTCGTGACGCATTCGCAGAACTGATAGATAAAGTCTCCGGCAAAGGTACATGGGCATCCGATCCTTATGTTTTCGTATATGAATTTGAACTGATTGATTAAAAACGAGAAAAGATATTGATTATGAAACGTGAAATAAAATTCAGAGGAAAAAGCACTGATACGGGGAAATGGATATATGGATTTCTCTCTTTTTTCTATACTGCCGGAAGGGACGAAAACGGACTTATCCTCACAGACAAGGCAAAGATATATTCTCCGGAAGACTGCCGGTGCGATGACGTATGGGCTGAAACTGTTGGTCAGTTCACGGGAGTTAAATACAATGATAGAGAAATATATGAGCATGATTTGGTTGAATGCGCTGGTGTACTATGTGAAGTAGTGTATAGTGATAAAATCGGTTCTTTTGTGCTATTAGAAGTTCTGTCTCAAAATCTTGGAAATAAGCCAATAGGACAAATGATAGATATGTTCGGGATTAGATATGTAGGTAATATTTACGACAGCCCGGAGTTATTGAAATAAAACAACCATGAGTAAATACATGAATTGGGAACTCTACGATAAACCACCTGAGGGTTTCTCCATTGACAAGCATACTGGTTCTCCTTTGACCGGATACGACTTTTACACAAACGGGAAAAGCGTCTTAAACGGAGGAGTAAGAATTCTTGTAAAATCTCTGAATGTTCATGTTAACAACATAGCAGACAACCACTACCCCGTGAAAAGAAACACTCCCAATAACAAAGAACCCAAACAAGACCCGATGATTAACCGTAATGTGCGCCAACGGGTAAATGTCTTTGCACGCGAGAGGTTTAAAGTAAAGCTACTACAAGAAATAGAATTTGATTTAATGGTGTGTCAACTCGAAGGCTGGAGTATGGGAAGCTACGTCAATGAGCTTAAGCAATTGATTGATGATGTTTATCGGAGAATGGTTAAGACAAAGAAAAGGAATAGCAAGACTATCAGTAACCCAAAACTTGAATTTAAAGATGAATGAATTATATATACCTCCACAGCGATTAAACCGCAACCCTATTAACGGGCGGTTTTTAAAAGGAAGTATCCCTCATAACAAGGGGAAGAAATGGGATGATTACATCCCTTCGCATAAAAGGGAAAGTATGATTAAAGGATTAGCTTTAGGGAGAACGGGAAACCCTAATATAGCGGGCTGCAATGCAAAGAAAGTAGTAGCCATAAAGAGCGGACGGTTACAAGGTGTTTTCCAGTCCTCTAACGATGCGAAACGAAAGACTGGCATTTGCGCCCGTAATATCAGGAATTGCTGTTCCGGAAAGCGTAAACACGCTGGCGGCTATCAATGGTTTTGGGAAAGCGATAATAGTTGGTGTGAATTAATTATAAATGAATAATATAACCATGAGTAAATTAGAGCACATCGCCACAATTGATTACTGCTACTGGCGATTGGAAAAGTTGAATGAGGCTCTTTCCAAGCCTAAATCGACTATGGAGCAGTTGGTTGATAAAGCCTGCGGTTATAATGAAGTAGAAGAAGTGAAAAAGGAAGCTATAACCGTTTTGGAACAGATTATTGAAAGCAAAAAGGCTATCGGTGCGGATTATTCGGGTGATAGCAAGTTCCTTGATAAATTAAAGAACAAAGAAACGCATGAGTAAACTATACAAAGCAACCCTCTTCGGTAAATCATTCATTATAGGATGGTTCAGCCATGCGGACAAGTGGTATCATAAATTTAGTATAATATATTGAACCAATGAGAAAAGCAGACAGAATAATCAGAGACAGACACTCCCGCATCCCGGACAAATACAAGAAGATTGACACTGCGGTCAACGGGGATGCGGAAAGCTTTGCCGAACAACACAAGGAAGTGGAAAGAAGGCTATTCCCTCTATGCCTTAACAAGACCACCGTTATTTACGTCACAAAAGACAAACAAAATGAAACATATGCTGCGAAAGCACGTAAACGGATGGGGATAGCAGAGCCGAAGAAACCTTTCGTTGACCCGCTTTCGGAAGAAAACATTACCAAGTTATACAAGGAAGAAAAGATACCGCCCCGCAGAATGGCTGAAATGTTGGATGTAAGTGTAAGGACGATATATCTAAGATTGGCTAAGTATGGACTTACAAAAGTTAAATGCAGATAACATGAAAGAGAATAATATTTTAAACAAAGAGATTTATACAGAGGCTATGATAGCAGCCTCTAAGGTTGATTTCCTTGAGAGCAAGGAAGAAGTTGAGATGTATGCCACTTCGCTGTATAACGCGATGATATGGGGTAGAAAAGTAAAATATTAAGTTTTTTATTGGGCGTTATAGAAATTAGAGGTATATTTGCAGCGTTACACATATTAAGAGGCGGACGGTTGTCTGCTATTAGCAGGCATTTTTTATGTTTGTAAGCTAACGCTGTATATTATAGCGGTCTGCAAACCCGTGTGGAGAGTTAATAGCCTCCCAACTGCCTCTTAGGTATGTGTAACGGCGGGTTAATTGCAGACCGTCTTCTTTCTGCAATGCCATAAAACGTTACAAAAATGGCAAATGAATTAAATCCAAACAAGAAAACAATGAGCTCGCTTGAAATTGCAGAGCTCGCAGGTAGAAACCACAAAGATGTTATGCGCTCTATTCGTGATATGGAACCAGCATGGGTGAAAGTTAACGGGCGCAATTTTGCGCTCGTTGAATACAAGGATGCAAAAGGAGAAACTCGTCCTTGTTATGAACTACATTACGATGAGTGTATGTATGTCGCTTCCAAATTCAATGATGAAACGAGAGCAAAATTGGTTGTTCGTTGGAGAGATTTGGAAACAGGAAAAGCCGAACCGATAATCAGTTTGGTAAAAACAGAAACGAAACAGCCAACCATATCCGACAAGATGAAAGCTGCTACATGGGCAGCAAAATTCTTGAACTTGAACGAGAACTCAAAGCTAATTATTGCAAAGCAGATACTTGAACCGTACAATCTACCGCTTCCAGACTATACCCCGTCAAAAGGGATAATAAAATCAGCAACAAAACTTCTTGAAGAAAGAGGACTGGAAAGGCAGATTTCTGCACAGGCTTTCAATAAAATAGCCATGCAGAAAGGTTTTTTGTGTGAGGTAGAAAGGAATTCTTCACGCGGTCAGAAAAAGAAATTTAAGTCAATTACGGAGAAAGGTCTTCTGTATGGAGAAAACCAAGTAAATCCGAATAATCCGAAAGAAACTCAACCATTATGGTATGGAGATAAGTTTGATGAATTTCTTAATGTATTAGGGTTCTAAAATTAGTGATAAACGTAAACAATACATTATGAAAAGAGATACAAAAACACCGTTCTATGACGTTATGTGCAATGTAAACGAAAGCTGCGTTTTGGCGGTATATTTTAATAAAATTATTGGTGAATTGGAAACTGTAAGAATATTTTCTTCACCAAGAACATTTGAGGACACTAAGAAAGAGAATAAAGATTATTCTGCTATTTTTTATCAAACTGTTCTTTGGGAATTGTGGTTTCATGGAGTTGTGGAAAGGCTTAATGAATGGAACGAAATACTTAATGAATACTTTTCCGAATACGAAGGGAAGTGGAAATTTTATGCTTGTTCAAAAAGGATTGAATCTATCAACGAATATGGAGGTGAAGAATCAGATTACAATGAGGACGGTAGCATAAGAACTTTAAACCTAACCAAAGATGATTTGAGACATCATACAGCTCTTGGTGAAATGGTGCAAGATGATTGGAGGGATATTGTGCAAGAAACTACCTGTGCCGATTTACAGTATATGATTACATGTTTAAAAGCCCATGCAAGCTTTTCATTACCCGATGCTTTTAAGGAATTTTTCGGGAAAGAAATTGCTACTTATAAGCAAGATGAAAACGGCAATATGGTTCCAATGAGTTTTGCGGATAAGGCTATGGATAAGGCAGTAGAGCAATATACGGCTGACGGAATGGCTATTGGTATTACATTGGTTTGCGAATTTATCCAACGCATAATCAGGGATATTAGGGCAATGGATAAGTTCAGTGACAATAGAGACAAACTTATCCAAATACACAAGGACGTAAGAAATATCCTTGATTTTAACCTCGATGAAGTTTCCTATGTAGAGGAAATGCTCGAAGAGGAACGTAAAAGCAAATAACATCAAGCCTTGCTCGCTTTATAAACGAGGTGGGCAAGCTTTATTCAATTCGTTCCCAAACTACAAAATTATAGTTTGGCTGATTTACAACGAATTGCATTTTAAATAAAAGACTAAACAAATATTCATCATGGAAAGAAATACAACACCCGCTAAGAAGAAATACGACCTTAGCGCAATAGACGAATTATTCAAACATAGCATAACACCCGAAGAACTTAGAGGGGAGCTTATCGAACTGGTGTTTGATTACGCACAATACGTAGAAGAAGGCGCTACCGACTTGTTCAAATGTCACATGGGTACGCTATATGTGCTATATAAGGCTTTAGAGGATGTAAAAGAATTAGAGACACCAAGCTAATGCCCTCGCCAAAACGGCAAGCGGTATAACCCAATGGAGAACCCGTTCAAAGCGTTCTAAACGTTCCATTGGATAACCCGGAAAAGGCGGCAATAGTCCATGTAAAGGACATTGTCCGCCAATTCAAGCAGTTCATCTATGTAATCCCTTTTTCGCATCACGTTCAAGTTTTCTACGTTGTTGGCGGTTTATACCATTTGCTATGGCAAGGCTGTTCAACGTCTCTTTCTGTTCGGGAGAAAGCATGTTATATACTTCTTCCCGTGATTTGCCTGATAAAATGGCTTGTACTATTTTCCACATAAGCTACGTCTACAATGTTTACACAAAAATTTCTTCGCTACCGGGAACATCTTCTGTCCCACATATCCGCTAAGGTACTGCGCCTCTTCCCCGTATGGGTCGATGTCGAACGCCCGTGAGATATGCCGGCATAGGTGCCCCTTTTCATGGTCGAAAGAGTTTTGAAACTCTGCCGGGGAAGAAGTAAGGGCTATAACCATTACGGTTTGCCTGTTTCGGATATTGGAGTAAGTGATACCCGTATTCAGATTGCAGGAGCGCATGTTCTTATAGGCATTCACCAAATCCAGCCCCCTGCATCCAACCCGCTGAAGGTCGGCGATGATACGGTCGGTATAATAGCAGTCCACCGCATAATATACCCTTACTTCCCAATCATAATCCGGTATGTAAAATTCCTGTATTATCATGTTTTAAATGTTTCTTTTTGTTCTTTATATCTAAATCCATATTTACCTTTCGGTTTTTTAGTTTTAGTAGCTCTTGCTATATGCGACTTTGAAACACCTGTAAAACGGCTTGCTTCGGACACAGAACCAAATTCATTTATAAAATTCCATTGATTATCATAAACCAAAACTTTCCTTGCATTGGCAGTAACAGGCAATTCTCTGATATTAACGTTATCCTTATCATATCCCCAAAAATAACCTCCAGCTGTATTTAATTTTCCATTACATACATCTATTATACTGCTATGATCTATTCCTGTTTTCCTTGATGCTTCCGCTCCAGAATAATACTTAGCGATAAAATTACCTTGCTTGTCAAATTGGTAGACTGTCTTAGGAGCTCTTTTCTTATTGTTTTTCTTTTTTGTTTCTAAGGCTTTTCTAATTGAATCCTTTGAATAAGTATTTTGCTTACATCGAGAATATGTTATATTATTTAGAGCATTTTCTTTATATGTTACCCATCTTAAATTTTCAACATTATTATCGTTCCTTATAGTATTAATATGGTCAATGCAAGGCTTATTTTCAGGGTTAGGAATAAATGCTTCTGCGACTAACCGATGCACTCTTTTCGGGTATGTTTTACCATTCATATATAAGTTTACATAAGAATATCCATGAGTACCATCAGAAGCAACAGCAGACATAAGGTGAGATTTTCTTTTTTCAAAGCAATTCCCTCTTTTCACAATCCTGTCAACAGACCTTACATTTCCCATATTAGATACTTCATAAAGTCCTTCAAATCCACTAATTGGTTTCCAAATTTCTTTCATATAGCACAAATTTTAGTTTATGCAAATATATGAATTACATTAATTCAGACCAAATAATCGGATTGCCGGAGCCTATGCAGTCGGCATAGAACCGAGTGAAAGGCATTCCATTGTAAGCGTCCACATCATCTATGTAATCCTTAATGAACAATGCGAGATGTGCTTCGTCAGTGATAGAACTTTTGTAGTAATCCGACTTCGCCATGTTTGCCACGTAAACGCTGTCGTACCCTGCATCCTTCTCCAGGTTTATACTGTACTTTTTAAGAAGTTCCTCTACCTGTTCTTTGCTGATTGGCTCTAGCTTTTCTTCCTTACCCGTAGATTTGTTTTCCATCTTCATGCGGGAAACAGCCCATAGGCACATCTTCTTGCTAAAATGCCATCCGTACTGGCTGAGATAGTCGGCCATTGCAGGCGGTATTCTGTCGTATGTATCTAATCTTTGTTTCATATTTTCCTGATTTTAAGTGATTGGCAAAAGAGGGGAATAATCCCCTCTCCATTACATGAACTCTCCGTTGGCGCGTCTGCGTCTGCGTTCGCCCATATCATCACCGTAAGGCTGTGAACCGCGGCGTTCGCTGTAAACCGGATATTCCGGGAAGTAACCCGGCATACGGCGTTCGCCCATATCTGAGCCGCCGCTATAGCTTCCACCGCGTGAACCACCGCTGTTACGATAGCCCATTTCACCGCCCTGCATCTCACGCATGGCTTTCTCGTAACCATAACGGCAACCCTCTCTATAGGCTTCTTCCATAGGATTACCGCCTCTCATACCGAAGTCACGGTCATATTCTCCGCGTCCTTCTTCCAATATTTCCCACATTCCCATATTTTATTTCTTTGTTTTAGATGTTTCAGCAACTCCGAGCTGTTCCATAAGCCGTTTGTTCAAATCCATAAGGTCGGACATGTTCTTGCTCATTTCCGCCATTTGCCCTTTCAGAGAGGATATTTCCTGTTCCTGACGTTGTTTCTCTGCAAATTCGGGGTTCAAGAGCGTCAGCATCTTGTCACATCCCGCAATGACGGAATTGTGGAAGTCCATGCTATTGATAATGTCTATGCTTTTCTGTTTCATAGAAGCGACCTCGTTGTTCATCGCATCACGAGAGCATGACACTACGATATTACCGTTCTGTCCGAAGTCGGCTATATCCATGCCAGCAGGTAGATTTTGGAAAGTCGTGTTCTGCCCGTTGATACAGACAACGACATCCACAACCATTTCCATTTGGGGCAACTGTCCCATAGGGGGTGCCATAGGATATTTCGGCTTAGGAGCGGAAACGCTGACTACCGGACCGTATTCGATAAACGGATTAGCATCCTTATGAAGTATATACAACTGGTTATTGGTACGAAGTGATTGAAACATATTGGTTTGATTTTAAAGGGGTGTGGCTATTCCCATTTTGGAAACAACCACAAATCCCCATGTTAACTACTTGCTCTTTTGAGCGGTTGCTTCTTCTGTCGGAGTCGGTGCCGATGCGGTTGTCGGACGATACCCACCGTTAACAAGGAACAGTTCGTTGGTGTACTTGTTATAGTGAATTTCGTAGATACCCGTTCCGGCAAGGTTGCCGACAGTCACCGGCTCATTGTTGTAAGCCAGCAACGGTCTTGTATCCCCGTTAGTCCCTATCAGTATCGGGAGTGTAGCAGTCGTGCCGGCTGGTATCGCCTGGCGGAGACTGACATAGAAACCGCCTACATAGCTTCTGTTACGGAACGCATGGTTAGGAAGCTCCAAAGTCACGTTCTCCGTGCCGACCGTTACGGCTACCGTAGGAAGGGTATTGAAATTAGCCCTTCCAATAGTAGGGAACAAGAAAGGAAATCCTGTAAAAAAGTTAGGCCACATAATTACCCCCTTTCTTACCGGAATTAACCCCAGTAGTTGTTACAACCACAACCGCCACGTCCATACATTGCATCACCGGCGTAAGCACCAAAAGCCGCAGCACGGAAACAATCTGTGTTGATGGCTTGAATATTAGGGTAAACAACCGGAACGGTGTTAGGCATCTTGCATTTTATTCCATCGACATCGGACTGCAATGCCTGCAAGCCTGCTGCCAAAGGAGCAATCTGTTGTCCTACTGAATTCAGGATAGTAGCATTCTGGTTACGTTGGGAGATTTCAGCAGTCAAAGTGGCTTTTTCTGCTGTAAGAGCCGCAATCTTGTCCTGCAATGCCTGGTTCTGCATGGCGTCCAGCTTTGCAAGGATAGCATTGGTATTGGCGGTCGCACCGTCACGCAATGAAAGTGCATTCTGATTGGCTGTGTTGACAAGCGCGTTGGTCTGATTGCACATCGCAAGCTGGTTCTCATAGCCCATCGTGGTAATGGCGTTCTGAGTCCTGCAGCAGCAATCTGCAATCTGAGTAAGAACAGCCTGATTTCCGGACTGGAATGCGTTGATGATTTGCTGGCTTGACATGCCCACCTGATTGCCCACATTGGCGATAAGTCCCTGGATGTTGCACAGGGCGCTCTGTAACTGTTGGGTAGAGCAGTTCAAAGAAGAAGCAAGCTGGTTGATGGCATTGCCATTGCCCTGAATGGCTGACATCAGGTATTCACGACCGACATCACCGTTAAGCTCGGCAGGCAGACCGCCACCATTGCCAAAGCGGTTGCCAAAGCCGTTGCCGCCCCAACAGAACCACAAAAGGATAATCCAGATGAACCACCACGAGCCGCCCCATTGGTCTTGGCTGCCACGTCCCTGGTTCAGTAAAGCGAGAAGTCCGGGGTCTACACCCTTGCTTCCCATCAAGTTGGGCAACATAGCCATGATGTCGAATTTGCTTCCGCCACCATTTCCGTTGTTCCCGTCTTGATTGAAGACATACGTTCTTTCCATAGAGATTTATATTTTGTATTACGGTCAAAATCAACCGCATCACAAAAGTATAAATACCGATACTGCCATGAAATCAGTTGTTTCCCAACGCTTTCCTAATGTTTTCCCAATATATTCTCAACATTTTCCCGCCTTCCATACGTTCCTGGAAATTGGAAATCATGTAGTTTATCGCGCGTTTGGTTTTGTGGATTTTAGGAGCTATCTGCGAAGGATACATTCCCCTTTCGACAAGCAACTGTACAAGCAAATAGCGGGCGTCTACGGTTTCCGTATCCTTATCCGAAGATAGTATTCGGCTGGCGGGTATTTCGGTCTCCTGCGCCACTAGATTGATTGTTTCGGCAAAGATTTCTGACTTACACATAGTTTTTCTGAATTTTATATTTATCTTTGCCCTGCCACATAAAATATTTGATTATATACGAACAAAGCATAAGATACCGTGTTGAAGATATTAAAGCCTCCAACGTGCGGTGTCTTATGCTTTTTTCAAATTTTTATGTGGCAATAATTATTTGAACGTTGGGGGCTTTCTTTTTACTCTAAGCCCCGAAAGAGTGTCAGCTACAAGCCAACTTCTACATCGTTAATTTCTTTCTTATCTTTATGGTGAGCCAAACAATTACGAATAAAACACATGTCAGATTTATCGAAATGCTGGCACCACCGTAATTGATTTTAAACTTTTCCCACCATGACAGTTCCCTCTCTACCGGATAAGGCTTGGGCACTTCAATCCTTCTTATCTTTTCGATAAAATACGGCATTTTGACTGTTACCGTAGCATGAGGATAAATGCCCAATGAATGGTTCAATATCCCGTTGCTAAATGAAGCATAGCTGTAGGCATACGGATTGCGAAGGAATGACGTTGTATCGGCAACAGATACGCTGTCCTTGTACGGTATCAGCTTCTCTTGAAATGTAGTGTCATGGTATATTATGCTGTCAAGAACCTTTGTTTCAACGGGCATATAAACAGTCCTCGTTCTACAGGAACACACCGTCAACACAAGAAACACTATATACACTAACTTCTTCATAACTTCAACAGATAATGATTAACAACCATGCCTACACATATTGCGACAGCTCCACACAGCAAGTCTGTTTTGTTCCACTTGCCGTTATAGTAGTGGCAACGGTCGCTGTTCTCCTTGATAAAGAGCATCAGCAGTGCAGTACTGCCACCGAATACTATGGCGGTGGATAGATAGACCACCGCACCTAAGATGTTATTTCTCATACCATAAATAATTAAATAATTAGTAAGATACTACACCGTAGCTCCACTGGCATCTACCCATGAAGAACCGTTCCACCATATAGGTTTACGCAGGGTCACATCAAAAAATTGAAAACCATTATCTGCATTGCCAGGACGTTGTGAAGTAACTCCTACATTTAAATATGGAATTGCGAGAAAATCAGTAATCGGACTTTTTAAATTCCCACTCGTTGACACCAAGACTCCCTGATTGTAAAAAAGATGCGGGTATAAAGCTTTGTCCGGTATATCGTCCTTTACCGGTTTCCACAGCAATACCGATGTCTTCATGCTTGACCAGGTAGAATCATGTTCACCGATTAATGCACAGTCTGAAAAATCCTGAAACGATAAGGTTTCAACGTCATTAACCGAACTGAATCCAACAACAACTTCTTTTTTCCCGTTAGGTGACTCTCTGTATACCTCAAACCCATAGTTCTTACCCGGGTTTATATAGAAATATGGCGTTTTCTCTTTATCACTATCGGTAATATCTATATTAAGAACACGTTTGGCAATAGGTATATTTTCTCCACACAACAGATATATTGTATATTTATAATTTCCATTCTCCCGATTATTAATAATGTTACCGATATCCTTTAATTCAATATTTTTTTTGTTAAAAGCATCTATAACATACTGGCGCATACCTAATGAAGTCGTTCTATTATAATTATAATAACAGGCTTTGTACCAATTTGTATCAACCAATGTTCCCCCTATTCTACAGTTGAGAAATACGCAATTCATATCTACAATATCAGTATTATTCAAAAACTCAGGCATTGTCATATCTCCGGCTTTATCCCATAGCCCTCTAAAATAACAACCAATATATGTTACGCCTTGATTTTCACTTAATATCCTGCTATTCATATAAAAATAGCAGCCTATAAAGTTGGCTTGAATGAGACCTCCACCACCTTCAATTGTAACTCCGCTGGCTTCCCAGTGACAGCCGGTAAAATTAGCTTTGATTTTTTGAGTTAATGTTATATTGCTTTGTATGCAATTAATGAAGTTAGTATACAGTCCTCCTCTGAATGTACCTAACTTATAATCAAAAGTCCTTTTTTCGTTATATCCTCTGAATTCATTTACCGAATTAAATATCCAAGCATCTCCCGCTAACCCCTGTCCCTCATTCATTTTGGATATAGTACCATCCCTTAACACCACATTTATAGCATCAAGCCGATATATTACATCTGAATAGGTGTCCTCCCATGAATAATAAATGACATTATGCCAACGCATAACATCAATATATCTAT